ATGACGACATACACCCCCGCCGTGCCCTCCCAGCTCGACGTCGCCGGTGAACTGCTCACGCTGCTGCGCGACACGACCACCGAACCGCGGCCCGACAACCAACTGGAGGCCCTCACCCTCGCCGTGGCCGCCGACCTCCCCGTGCTGCTGTGGGGCGAGCCCGGGATCGGCAAGACCGCGGCCCTCACCCAGCTCGCCACCGCCCTGGACCTCCCGCTGACCACCGTGATCGCGAGCGTGCACGAGCCGTCCGACTTCTCCGGGCTCCCCGTCGTCGGCGACGCCCCCGCGGAAGAGGGCGTTCCGATGGCCCCGCCGGACTGGGCCGTGCGCCTGGTGCGAGCCGGGCGGGGACTGCTGTTCCTCGACGAGCTGTCCACCGCGCCGCCCGCCGTGCAGGCGGCCCTGCTCCGCCTCGTCCTCGAACGGCGGATCGGCGCGCTGCGGCTGCCGCCCGGCGTCAGGATCGTGGCCGCCGCCAACCCGCGGTCCTCGGCGGCCGACGGCTGGGAGCTGAGCCCGCCCCTGGCCAACCGGTTCGTCCATCTCCAGTGGACCCACGACCAGGACGTCGTCGTACGGGGCCTCGGCGGTACCTGGCCCCGGGCGACCCTGCCGAGCCTCGACCCGGCCCGGCTGGGCGAGGCGGTGGGCTACGCGCGGCGGGCGGTGTGCGAGTTCCTCACCGCCCGCCCCGGGCTCGTGCACCGGCTGCCCAGCGGCGAGACGCGCCGGGGCGGCGCCTGGCCGTCGCCCCGGAGCTGGGAGACGACCCTGTGCCTGATCGCCTTCGCGACCGCGGCCGGCTCGTCCAGGGAGGTGCTCTCCCTGCTGGTGCGGGGGACCGTCGGGGACGGACCCGGTCTCGAACTGATGGCGAGCCTGGACCGGATGGACCTGCCGGACCCCGAGACGCTGCTCGCCGATCCGGCGGGCGCCGTACTGCCCGAACGGGGGGACCTCCGCCAGGCCGTGCTGGACGGGGTGGTGGCCGCCGTGCGCAAGCGGCCGGAGAAGTCCCGGTGGGACGCGGCGTGGGCGCTGCTGGCCCGGGCGACGGAGACCGGCGCGCCGGACGTCGTGGTGGTCCCGGCGACGACCCTCGCCACGCTGCGGCAGCAGGACTGGGACGTCCCGGCCTCGATCGACCGGCTCGCCGGAGCCATGTCCCTCTCCCGCCGCGCGGACCGCGCGGCCGACCGCGCGGCGGCCCGGCTCGCGGACACCGCGAAGACGGGCCGATGAAGGCCGTGAAGTCCGTGAAGCCGACGTCGCGCACGGACGCGGCCGGGCCGGGCCGGGTGCGGATGGACCCCGACAAGCTCTACGCCGCCCGGCTGCACGCCGCCCGGGCCCGGCCCTACCTGGCCACGGCGCTGTTCGCCCTGCACGTCGTGCCGTCGCGCGGGGTGCCGACGATGGCCGTGGACCGGTACTGGCGGTGCTACGCCTCGCCGGTCTTCGTGGACCGCACACCGGTGGAGGAACTGGCCGGCGTCTGGGTGCACGAGGTCTCACACCTGCTGCGCGACCACCACGGGCGCAGCGACCGGGTGGCACGCGAGCGCGGGCTGACCGGCCGGGCGGAACGGCTGCGGATGAACATCGCCGCGGACTGCGAGATCAACGACGACGTGTTCGGCGACGGACTGGTCGGCCCCGAGGGCGCGGTCGACCCGGAATTCCTGCAACTGCCGGAGGGGCAGCTCATGGAGGACTACCTGCGCCAGTTCCGGCTCGGGCGGCTCACCGAGAGTCTGGCCTGGCTGGACTGCGGCAGCGGGGCCGACGGCCTCGAACGGAGTGGGACCTCGGACCGGACGGCGCGGACGGACTCGGCGAACAGGAACGGGACGCGGTGCGCTTCCGGGTGGCACGCGGCATCAGCGCCCGCCCGGGCAGCGCCCCGAAGGGCTGGCGGCGGTGGGCGGAGAACGTGTTCCATCCGCCGCAGCCCTGGCGCGAGTTGCTGGGGGCGGCGGTCCACTCGGCGACCTCCTCGGGCGGCGCGGGCGAGGACTACACGTACGGCCGGCCGTCGCGCCGCTCGGCCGGGACTCCCGGTGTGGTGCTGCCCAGCCTGCGGCGCAGACCGCCCCGGGTCGCGGTGGTCGTCGACACCTCGGGATCGGTCAGCGACGCCGAGCTGGGCAGCGCGCTCCTGGAGGTCGCCGCGATCGTCCGCGCCGTCGGCGGCCGTCGCGACCTGGTCAGCGTGGTGCCGTGCGACGCGGCGGCCCGCCTCGCGCACTCCCTGTGCCGGACCGAGGGGATCCCGCTGGTGGGCGGCGGTGGCACGGACCTGCGCACCGGCTTCGCGAAGGCGCTCGGAACGCGTCCCGCGCCGGACGCCGTCGTGGTGCTGACCGACGGGCAGACACCCTGGCCGCGGACGCGGCCGGCCTGCCGGACGGTGGTGGGCCTGTTCCCCCGGGAGCGGGCGGGCGGGTCCTGGGACGAGGACGACCCCGAGTACGTCCCCGACCCACCGCCCGACTGGGCCCGCGTGGTGGTCATCGAGTCCGGTCCGGGACCGGGCGGGTGAGCCCCGGCGCGGTCAGCCCAGTCGCGGGATCTCGATCGCCGGGGTGATGTGGGGTAACTCCCCATGTACTCTGGGCGGAGGGGAGGCACTAGTCATGGTAGGGGTGGCATGGAGCGCGAAGACGCTGAAGAGCTGCGCGCACTCGGCTTCACAGACGAGGACTTGGCGGAGCTGGGGCTCGACAAGCCGGCGGTGGGTGAGCCGTCGGAGCTGGCTGACGTGTACCTGCGCCGGTCGAAGAAGCGCGAAGACCTGGCAACGCTCCGCGGGCACCTGCGGGACATCGTCAGGTACAACCGTGCGGAGGGACTCCAGATCCGTCACGTCTGGTTCGAGCAGCGCAGTGCAAGCAAGGCACACATCCGCCGGGACGAATTCGAGAACGCCAAAGCGGCCGTACTGGCTGGCCGCTCCAAGACGCTCGAAGTCTGGAAGACGGACCGTCTTGACCGCCGGGGAATGGGGGAAGTCGGGGGACTGCTCGACGAATTGGACCGGCGCCGGGCGCGCCTCGTTTCGACATCGGAAGGGCTTGACAGTTCAAAGGGCGGGCGCATCGTATTCGCCATTCTCTCGGAGCGTGCCAGGGACGAGGCAAAGGACATCGCACTGCGAGTTCAGATCGGCCTCGACTCACACCGCATCCTGGGACGTGCGCCGGGCGGCAAGCCGCCTTTCGGTGTGAAGTTCGTGGGGGAAGGAAAGGTCGGACCGAACCCCGTCGAATATCCCACGGCGCGAAAGATCGCGGAGGCGCTCCTAGCGGGAGATCCGGCAACGACTGTCGCCCATCGGCTGACGGCCGACGGCGAAAAGACTCGGACGGGCCGGCACTGGTCCGCCAACGCCATCAGCCGCATGGCTCAGTCGCCTCTGTGGGCGGGGCTCGTGCCGTACCGGGAGCGGAAGACAGACGAGTACGGAAACCCCATCGACAAGTGGGGCTGGAAGGCCGAACCCCTCGTCGGTGCCGACGGGCATCCCGTCTCGTGCGGCACCGGAGTCGTCTCTCTGACGGAGTGGTACGCCATCCGCAGCTACTTCAGCAGCCGGACCGTGCGGGGCATCAAGGGGCGCCATGGCGTCAAGTCCCCGGGCAAGCTCCTCACGGGCATCATGCGCTGCCCGCACTGCAAGGTGGGCATGGTGTCAGGGGGAGACTCCTACCGGTGCCGGACGCGGATGGAGGGCGGTCCGGCGGCGTGCTTCGGGGTCCGGACGAAGGCGTCGCGCGTCGACGAGGCCATGGGGGAGTTCTGGGTGACCCACGTGTCCGCCCTGGACCCTGAGGACCCCGTTCTCCACGAGATCGCACAGCGCTGGTACGCCTACCAGGACCCGGAGAAGGAGGAGCGCAGGAAGCACGTGTCCGCGGCTCTGGACGACGCAGAGCGGCGCTCGTCAGAGCTGGACGACGCCTACTTCGTCCACGGACGGATGAAGGGCGACCGGTACGCGTCGCTGAGCAAGGCACTGGCGGAGCAACTGAGCGCGCTGAAGGCGGAGCTGACGGAGTTGCGACGTCAGACGGACCTGACCCCGCTCCTCGACGGCGTCCTCCTCGCGGAGGCGTGGCACGCGGCAACGCTGGGCGACAAGCGGATGTTGATCCGGTGCGCAGTCGACGAGATGGAGCTACTCCCGTCGACCGGGCAGGGCGACCGACGTCCGATCAGCGACCGACTGAAGATCAAATGGGTGTCCGTCGGGGCACCAGACGCGGAGGGGGAGCCGGAGGAGGGTAACAAGTAGATAACGCCCTGGCCCGTCGTCGCTCGCTCCATCGACGTCGGCGCACGCCTCGTCCTCCACAGGCTTCTGTGGATAACTGCGGACAGTTAGCGACGACGGGCCAGATGTCACCCTGGGTAGCTCTAGTGGTCAATCCAGGTGCCAAAGTGTCGAACTAACCGCCTTTTTCATTTTCTCTCTATGCGCGTTAGAAGAAAATGAAAATAGGGGGTTAGTTTGCATGTTTGGCCAAGTCTGGCCACGGCGCCCGCGGAGGACGAGGCGGATCCCGTTCGACGTCCAGCGTCACATCTGGCCCCGATTACGACACAACTCCTGTAGGAGGTGGTGTCGGTGTTCGGCACGGAGGACTGGACGGGGCGGCCGGTGTGCCGACAGGGAGAGTGCACGGAGCCAGCCGTGATCGCGGGGCAGTGGTGCCCCGGGCATGCTCTGGGACGTCTGCGACGGGACCTGGAGCGGCCCGAACCGAAGACGACGTTCAAGCGGGGCGCCACTGCACGCGTGTGCGCAGCCGGCCACGGGTGTCAGTACCCGGCGGTCGGCTCGTCGGGGCTCTGCGGGCGCCACGAGCGTCAGATGGAGCGGTGGGGGAGGACGACGCCGATTGCCCAGCGACGTCCCCGGGGTGCGGCACTGCTCCGGGATGCTCAGGGGCGGAAGCAGTGTTCTGTGTGCCTGACGTGGCAGGAACTTGGCGCATACGCGGCGTCGCCTGTCCAGGCTGACGGCCTACAGCCCCGCTGCAAGGGCTGTGTGCGCTTCGCGACGTACCACGTGACCCCAGAGCGCTATGCGGCGCTGGTGGAGGCTCAGGGAGGCGTGTGCGGCCTCTGTGGGCAGCGCGACTCGTCAGGACGAGACCTGACTGTCGATCATGATCACCGGTGCTGTCCGGTGCCTCGCTCCTGCGGCAGGTGTGTTCGCGGGCTGCTGTGCAACCGGTGCAACGTTGGCCTTGGACGGTTTCAGGACTCGCCCGAGATGTTGCGTGCGGCTGCGGCTTACCTGACGTTCTGGAGCGCGCAGCCTCCGCGACGTGTGCCGGCGGAGCCTCCCAAACCCAGGGGGCGCAGGTGGCCGAAGTTCCGACTCACCGACGAGGAGTACGCGCGGACGGTGGCGGCACAGGGAGGATCGTGCGCAGTGTGCCGCAGGGAGCCGGGGCGACGGTCGCTGTCGGTCGACCACGATCACCGATGCTGCGCCACGACACCAGCCTGCGGGACGTGTGTCCGCGGGCTTCTGTGCACGAGCTGCAACACGGGTCTGTCCCACTTCAACGAGGACGCAGAGCTGATCATTCGGACGGCGGAGTACGTGGAGGCGCACATGATCGTTTGTACTTGATCCAAACAGGAAGTCATACGACATAACAAGGGTAGACAGGTAGTTAGGCGAGCCGTAGCGAATGGCGTGCGGCCCCGACTCCTGTCCTGACGGCCGGCACCGCTCCCAGTAGCTCCGTGGCACTCTCCTCCCACGTCGCAGCCTGGTTGCAGCGGTCCGGCCGTCCTAGGGTTCCCGTCGACGCCCAGGGGGCGGACGGCGGGGAGGTGGTCGCGTGCTCCGAGAGGCCGAAGGAGTGACACTGCCAAGATCCTTACCCGTCCGGCAGTTGGGCGAAGGGTGGGACCGCGGGTTCAAATCCCGTCGCGACTACGACGCACGCCAGGGCTCCGGCCGGAGTCACCAGCGTGCTTAACCCGTGACGTTGAGACGTGCTAGCCACACGCCGGCTCGCGGGGGATTCTTGCTGTACCCGGACGGACGCTTCGTCAGCGACCCTTGTCCCGGGACAGAGGACGCGGCGGGGTGACACCCACTGCAACGCGCGGCGTCCACCGACGAGCCGGAGCCATGCGCAGGTTTGCGCGGTAGCTCAATCAGGCAGAGCGCCGGGGCTGTGTCTCCGGTGGGTGCGGGTTCAAATCCCGTCCGCGACGGCTCGTCACAGACTTCCCTCCGCACGGAACTCAGGGCGTGGAGGACGAGGAACAACCACATAAGCAGGCGCCGGGTAGCTCCCAGCGCCTAGAGCAGCCCCACGGTCCCCCTGAGCCGTGGGGCTGCTCGTCGTTTCCAGGGGTGGATGACGTGAGTGACTCGCGAGAGTGCTCGTTCGACGGCTGCGGTAGACCACTCAGAGCGCGCGGGCTGTGCAGTAGCCACTACCGTCACCAAGCGGCCGGGAGAGCACTGATGGTCATCCGTGAGCAGCGCGGACCACGGTTCCGCGACGAGCAGGGCCGCAAACAGTGCCGGGGCTGTGGCCAGTGGCTCCAGGAGGGCGCATTTACCCTCAACAGGAGCACGGCCGACGGACGCCAATCGCACTGTCCGCGGTGCGTGCGTAACCGTCGGCTGTGGTACCGATACGGCATTACTGGCGCTCAGTACGATGATTTGTTGGCGGAGCAGGGTGGCGTGTGTGCCATCTGCAAGGCTACGAACCCGGGAGGGAAGGAGCTAGCTGTCGACCATGACCACGCTTGCTGTCCCGAGCGGTCGAAGAGCTGTGGTGAGTGCGTGCGTGGACTGCTGTGCGACCTGTGCAATGTCGGCATTGGCAGTCTTCGGGACGACACCGAAATCCTTCGAGCAGCCGTCGAGTACCTAACGGCTGCGTAGCAACCCCAGCGACGCCCCGCCCCGGAGGACCTAACCCGGGAGCGGGGCTGACGTGTTTCAGGACTGCGGCAACTCGACAGAGAAGGCTGGCTTGTCGGCCCACGGGTCGTCGGAGCCGACGTAGCTCACCGTGCCGCCTTTCCTAACGATGTCCAGCACGAGCGTTCCGGTGACTGACTGGCCCGGCTTGTACGTGGTGTCGAGATCGGGCCCCTCACCTACGCCCGCAAGCGACGACGCGTCCTGAGTGGCTGTCTGGTCGTCCTCCCAGCGCATCATCCCGTACGACGCGAACCGGCCTGGCGCGTCGCCGATGTTCTTTAGTGTGAGCGTCAGCTCGACGTACTGACCGTTGTCTGGCTCCCCATAGATCGGGGTCTGGTCGGCGTACTTCGCGCTGACGGCCGTGACCGACATCTTCGACGTCGCCTTGTACGTCCCGTTGTCATCGACCTCCCCCGTCTCGAACTCCCCCGACTCCCCGATTTTCAGAACCGGGGCGGAGGGTGCGGAAGACGAAGGCGCCTGCGACGGCAAGTCCGCGGGGTCGATCGGGACTTCCGACGCCGGATCTTGCTTTGGAGCGGCATCGTCGGACCCGCCCTCGTCAGAACACCCCGCCACCAGAACGGCTAGCAGTGCGACGGCCGGCACCACGGCATGGCGAATGTAGGCGCGCATAGCGCATCCCCCCATTACTCAGTGGCCCTCCCTGGCCACACGGAGCCCACAGCGTAAGGCATGGGTGCAGGCCGAGGAGGCGCAATGGCGTGGGCAGGAAGTACACGTAAGGCCCGCCTTCCGAGGAACTGGGCCGCACTGCGACGCCGTGTCCTGCGCAGGGACAAGGGCCTGTGTCAGATGCCCTTCTCTGACGGGCGCCTGTGTGGGGCTGAGGCCACAGACGTAGACCACATAGTCCCTGGTGATGACCACAGCATGGCCAACCTACGGGCCCTGTGCACGTGGTGCCACGCACGTAAGAGTGCCAGTGAAGGCGGCACCGCAGCAGCCCTTACACGCGTGCGCATAGACCGGCCCAAGCCCACACACCCAGCCCTGGAGGACTAGGCATGGCAGGTGCACACGTGGTGCTGGAGGAGGCAGACGACACGGGCGAGCAAGGCGTCAGCATCACACGAGTGATCATCAATGGTGTTGATGTTGGAAGACTTGCAAAGACACCAAAGATCAACGTTGGAACTGATCGACGTTGCACGACGGTCACGCTCACGCTCGTGCCCAGCCGCCTGGAGATCAGAGGCGAGCACGCTGACGGTGATCGTCGAGAGCCCCGGGCCGGCTTCGGTTCGAAGATCGACTAGCCCCTACCCCAGGGGGGTATACCCCTCCGGGCCGCCTTGCTCACCGTTAAGGTGCTGGGTCTCGCGGTCTGTACGGGTCTGGGGGATGTGGGCGAGGCGTCCACAGGCGCCCTGTGGAGGGCCGTGCGCCGGCCTCCTGGACTGATCCGGACCCCGAAACGGCAGGCGGGCATACAGCGCCTCAGTCATTCAGTGGATTACAAAGCCCCTGCTCAGAGCTTGTTTTACCGTTACCGGCCGCACTAGAATGGCACCCATGAACACACGGAAGTGCGAGCGTTGCTCGGAGCATCTCGGCGCGAGGCACTCGCACCGGGCGCGCTTCTGCTCGACTCGTTGCCGTGTCGCTGCGCACCGCGCGGCGAAGAACGACGCCACTCCACGAGAGCTGACGACCCGCGACAGGTGGGTCCGACGCTCCGCGGCGAAGGTCCCGCTGACGTCGGCTGGCATGGCTGCGTCCTCGACGGACCCGACGACCTGGAGCACGTACAAGGACGCCACCGCCTCGACGGTCGGCGTCGGTCTGGGCTTCGTCCTCTCCGACGAGGACGACGTCATGTGCCTGGACCTGGACCACTGCATGAACCCGCTCACCGGGCAACTCGCCCCGTGGGCCTCCGCCATCCTCCGCGACGCGGGAGCCACCTACGTAGAGGTTTCCCCGTCCGGCGATGGCCTGCACATCTGGGGCCGCGCCTACGTCCGACAGGGACGGCGTATCCGACGCCCCGACGGTACGGCCGTGGAGATCTACGGCACGGGCCGGTACATCGCAATGACGGGGCGCCGACATGGCTCCTCCCCGTCCATCCTCGCGGACCTCTCCGCGGTGGTTGCCAAGCTGACGGCTCGCTAGCTCCCGACAGGGGACGGCACGGCCGTTCTTACCCGGGAGGTACTCGAATGACGACCGACCTTTCCTTCGGCTCGTCGCTAGACGGTTTCGCTGCCCGTAGGCGGGCAGCCGCAGGTAGCGTTCGTCGTGCTCGCGAGATCGAAGGCAAGCGGTACGACGTAGAGGACGCTGAAGACTTTCACGACGATCTGCGCACGTCGTTCGACGCGGCCCTTCGCAACGCGCTGAAGACTCCGGGCATGGCTGTTGCGCACTTCGGGTGCGCCACATGCGCCACGATCGTGCTGACGCAGCGGAGTACCTTCTGATGGCCGGCCGCGGACCAGCCCCCAAGGACCCGTCGAAGCGCCGCAGACGCAATGCCACGGAACCGGAGACGGTCGTCACCGCTGACGACGAACTCCGCGGTCCCGACCTCCCTGACGGCGTTCTGGGCGTCGACGAGAAGACTGGCGAAGTCGTCGAGTGGCACCCGCGCACTCAGGCGTGGTGGGAGTCCTGGCGCACGTCGCCCATGGCTCAGACCTTCGTCGACACCGACTGGGACTTCCTCATCGACACCGCCCTGATGCACCACACGATGTGGGCCAAGGGGCGCTGGGAGTTCGCCTCTGAAGTGCGCCTCAGAGCGGCCAAGTTCGGCGCTACGCCGGAGGACCGGGCGAGATTGAAGCTGAAGGTCGACAACCCCACCGCAGGCCCCCAGAAGCCCGCACAGCGCCCTGACGGAGTGACGGACATCAACTCCCGTCGCGCCCGCCTGACCGGTTAGGAGACCGCGAGTGCCGCACGTCACCGTGCGCGCCCCCGGTCATGACCGCTCCCGCTCTCTCGGGTGGATGGCGGTCGCATGGATGGAGTACTTCGTCGTTCACGGCCCTGGCGACGTCCAGGGCGAGCCCGTACGCCACGGCGACGAGTACACCGGCTTCGTCGTGGACTGCTACGCGGTCGACGAGCACGCCGGGAGGATGCTCTACGACTCCGCGTTCTTCTCCCGCCCAAAGGGCTGTGACAAGTCCGGCCTAGGTGCCCGCATCGGCCTCTTCGAGGCTTTTGGCCCTTCCCGCTTCGCCGGCTGGGCTGAGGGTGGGGAGGTCTACCGCGACCCCTGGGGGCTCGGCTTCGAATACATCTACGAGCCCGGCGAGCCGATGGGCCGCCCAGTCAAGGTTCCCTACCTCCGCATCATGGCGACGGAGGAGGGCCAGACCGGGAATGTCTACGACACCATCTACTTCAACCTGACCGACGAGGCGTCGCCCCTGTCGCAGATCCCGGGAGTTGACCCGGGCCTGACCAAGATCAACCTTCCCGACGGCGGGGAAATCACCCCGTCGACCGCCTCCAGCTCCTCGAAGGATGGCGGCAAGGAAACGTGGGTCTGTTTTGATGAGACGCACTTGTACAACACGCCGGAATTGAGGCGTATGTACGCGACGGTGACCCGAAACCTGCGCAAGCGGAAGAAGGGGGCGCAGACTTGGTATTTGGAAACAACCACCATGTTTGCCCCGGGGCAAGACTCCGTCGCTGAGCGCACCTACGAGGAAGCGGAGGCCATCCGCGAGGGGAAGAAGAAGCGCGGTCGCGCTCGACTCCTCTACGACCACCGCTACGGTGTCTGCAAGAACTTGAAAGACGAGAGCGAACTCCGGTCAGCCCTCATCGATTCCTACGGCGACGCCATGGAGTGGATGGACCTGGAGACGCTGGTTGACGACTTCTACGACCTGCGCAACGACTCCGCGGACGGCAAGCGGTACTTCCTGAACTCCCGAACCTCCACCTCCGACTCGTGGATGGAGCCGGACGCGTGGGAACTCTGCCGCCGACCGGAGCAGCTCCAGCCTGGTGACCTCGTCACCCTGGGCTTTGACGGCTCGATCCGCGACGACGCCACGGCGCTCGTCGCCTGCCGCGTGTCTGACGGCCATCTTCAACTCCTTGGAGTCTGGGAAAAGCCCGAAGGACACGAAGGCGAAGGCTGGCAAGTCGACCGCGAAGCCGTCGACAACGCCGTTGCCCGCGCCTTCGACGTCTACGAGGTCTGCGGCTTCTACTGCGACCCGCCCCACTGGCAGGACTACGTGGACAAGTGGACGTCGGAGTACGCCGAAGGGCTCCAGATCAGCGCCGTACAGTCGCGTCCCTTGGAGTGGTGGACCAACCGCCCCACGGCCATGGAACACGCGCTTGACCGCTTCGTGGAGGCCGTCGACGACAAGGCACTGAGCTTCGCCGGCACGGCCAAAGCGGACGACGACGAGGCGACGTGGTCGAAGTTGGGCGCCACGCTGACCCGCCACGTGCTGAACGCGAAGCGCAGGCCGATGGGCCGCAACCACATGGGCATTGGCAAGGAACACCCCAAGTCACCCAAAAAGATCGACGCCGCCATGGCGGCAACTCTCGCCTACGAATGCCGCGCTGACGCGGTTGCCGCAGGCATCACCAAACGCAAGAAGAAGTCCGGTCGTCTAGTCGCCTTCTGAGGGAGGTCCGTGAATGCCTGTCGATGCATCGAAGGTGGAGTCTCCCGGTTGGTGGCTTCAGCGTCTCGGTAAGAAGCTTCTCGATGAGCGGGAGGACGACACCGACGCCCACGGCGAGACGACCCCGGGACTGGACACCCTCCGCGACTTCGCCGAAGGGCGCCCGCCAGTCCCGCATGTCCTGGGTGTCGACCCGCGCGAAGCACGCGAGTGGATGAAGGACGCCCGCACCAACTGGACTGCGCTTGTTCTGGACTCGCCGACGGAGCGCATGCACGTCGACGGGTTCCGCTTTGGCGCCCCTGACGACGACAGCGAAGACGCCCGCAAGGCGGACACAGAGGCTAACCGCATCTGGCAGGAGAACAGCCTCGATGCGGACGCAGACCTGATCCATTACGGCGCCCTCTCGCAGCGACGAGCCTTCGCCCTTGTCGAGAGTGGTGACGACGGTCGCCCCGTGATCACCCACGAGACGCCCCGTCAGGTGGCCGTGGAGCACGTCCAGGGAAGCCGACGGAAGCTAGCGGCCGGTCTGAAGCTCTGGCGGGATGACTGGACCGGGAACACCCGGGCCACTCTGTGGACTCCAGCGCGGATCTACGACTTCATGTCGACGTCGGATCTCGTGACTTTCTCCGGCCGTGCTGCGAGCCTCCGCGGCTGGGACGCGTTTGTTGTCCCCAACTCCACGGACGGCGAGCGGCGCAACGTACTCGACATAGTCCCGCTCATCCCGTTCATCAACCGACGCAACCGGCGCCTGACGGGCTTTGCGGAGCACGAAGACGTCCTCAGTATCCAGAACCGCATCAACCTCAGCCTGATCAACCTCATGGCCGCCATGAAGTACGGCGCCTTCCGGCAGCGTTGGGCCGCGGGCCTGGAGGTTGGGGAAGACCCCGTCACAGGCAAGCCTATCGAGCCCTTCCAGCTCGACATCCGGCGCCTGTGGACGACGGACGACTCCGAAGTCGAGTTCGGTGAGTTTGCTGCGACGGACCTGAAGCCCTATGTGGCAGCCGTACAAGCGGCTGTACAGGATCTCGCCGCCATCTCCAGAACGCCCCCGCATTATTTGATCGGGGCCGTCGTCAACGTTTCTGGTGACGCCCTGAAGGCCGCTGAGACGGGCCTCATCAGCAAGGTGCGGGACCGTCAGCGATCCTTTGGTGAGTCCTGGGAGCAGACCATGCGCCTGGCCTTTCGAGTCCTAGGCGACGAGGTGAAGGCGACCACCTTCACCGCTGAGACCCTGTGGCGTGACCCGGAGTCGCGCTCCATCGCAGAGATGGCCGATGCGGCAGTGAAGAAGGAAGCTGCCGGCGTTCCGTGGCGTCAGCGCATGGAAGACATGGGCTACACCCCGGCGCAGATCTCCCGCATGGAGATCGACCGTGCGGCCGACGCCATGAACGCTCAGACGGCGACCGATCCGACTGCGCCGCCTCCGGCCCCTCTCGACGACGCTCGCGCCCGGCGTGACCAGCGCACGGTGATCAGTCGAGAGGCGGAGGACGATGGCGCTAACGCTGCTTGACCGTCGCTACGGCTCCGCCGTCCGCGGAGTTTGGACGACGGTCCTGGGGAGGACGAACCGGGCCTTCCGGGACCTGGGCTCCTGGCGTGATGACGACGCCGAAGGCTTCAGGAGCCAAGTCCTCCCCATCATCCTGGCCGGCGAACGCCGGGTAGCGACGCTGACGGCGTCCTACCTCGAACAGCTCTATAAGGATGTGGACGGCGGGGCACGCCGGGTGACCCTGGACCTCGACGAGGTGACAGGTACAGCACTCCGCGGCGTCAACCCCGCCGACGTCTACGACCGCCCCTTCAAGGAGCTGCGTGCCGCCCTGGGGAACGGGGCTGACCTTGATGAGGCCGTCGACCGGGGCGCTAACCGGCTGAACGTCACGATCAAAACGGATCTCCAGCTAGCCCGCACGCACACGGTGCGGCAGGTGGCTGACGAGATGCCCAAGTTCGAGTACACCGTTCGCGAACTGTACGGCGAGTACGACTGCGCACTCTGCATCATCGCCTCGACGCAGCGCTACCACAAAAAGAACCTTCAGCCGATCCATCCCGGGTGTGACTGCATCCCCAAGACGGTCACCGCCGACTACGACCCGGGCCAGATCATCGACGAGGACACGCTAGAACGCCTCCACGACCTCGTTGCGGAGGCTGTGGGCAAGTCGGACCGCGGAGGACGAGCGGTCGACTACCGAAAGATCATCGTCGCCAACGACCACGGCGAGATGGGGCCCGTTCTGGGCTTCAAGGGCCAACGGTTCACCGGGCCCGACGACATCAAACTTCCGACCTGACGCCCGACACGGGCTGACGACTCCCGACAGGGGATACCGCATGCCTCGACGCACTCTTGCGCGCCGTACCAGCCTCCTGACCCTGGCCCACGAGCCGTGGACCCTCTACGAGGACGACCCGGGTGCCGGTGGGGGAGGTGGCGGAGGCGGCAACACGGTGGTCGTCAACGAACACGGCTACCCGGACAACACTCCGACGGCCGAAATGACGGCGGAACACCAGGTTGCCTACTGGAAGCACCACGCCCGCAAGCACGAGGCGGCTGCGAAGTCGGCCCCTGACACTGCGGAGTTGGAGCGCCTCCGGGCGGCTGAGGCGGAGCTGAACACCCGCAAGGCCGCGGACCTGTCGGAGACAGAGCGACTCCAGAAGGAGCGCGACGAGGCCGCCGCAGAGGCCGCTACCGCGAAGGCAGAGCGGGACGAAGCTGCCCGCAAGGCACTCCTCCTGGAGGTCGCCGCAGACAAGGGCCTGACTACTTCGCAGGCTTCCCGTCTCCGGGGCTCCACGAAGGAGGAGCTGGAGGCCGACGCCGACGCCCTGAAGGCGGAGTTCGGTACGTCCGGAGGCAGCACCCCGCCCCCGCGCTCTGGTGGCAACCGGGGAGGCGACGTCGGCAACTCCGGCGGCGTGTCGACGGGCGCTGAGCGCTTCCGCCAGAAGCACGGCAAGTAACCACCACCTCTTGGAGGACACATGGACCTCAACCTGAAGGTTGAGTCTTTCACTCAGGACCGCCGGGATTGGCTGGGGTCCGCTCACGGCACCGACGCCCCCGTCTCCGTGACCCTCGACGTCTCGAAGTTCACGAAGGCGACCCACTACCCGGACGGCTACGTCAAGTCGGGTATCCCGCTCGGCAAGATCACGGCCGGCGGCAAGTACGGGCCCTACGACGACACCGCGACCGATGGCCGGCAGACCCTCGTGGGCTTCCTCTTCACCGCGCAGGACGTTGACGCCCGCCAGGTCGCCTCAACCTCCGTCGTCGGCTCGATGCTCATCCACTGCTTCATCCGCGAGGCGAAGCTCCCTGTCGCCGTCGACGCTGCCGGAAAGACCGACGTCGCCGGCCGCATCATCTTCGTCTGAGAGGCCCTGATACATGCAGCTCATCACTGAGTACGCGACTCCCGCGGAACTCACCGGCTACGCCCGCGAGGCGCTCCGGTTCCGCGAGGAGAACGCGCTCAACCTGAACCGTTGGCTCCCCAACGAGACCATCAACGACCTGACGTTCCGGTTCAACCGGGGCGGAGGCGGGCTGACGGAGGCGGCGAACTTCCGCGCCTTCGACGCTGAGTCGGACATCGCGACCCGCTCCGGCGGGACCCGGGTAAGCGGCGAGCTGCCGCCCATCTCGCGGAAGATGCCCGTCGGCGAGTACGAGCAGATCCGCATGCGGAACGTCGACACGCAGAACGCCGAGATCCGTGACGCCATGGAGTCCGACTCCGTGAAGCTCGTCGCCCAGATCGCGGCCCGCCTGGAGCTTGCCCGCGGGCAAGCTCTTTTCAACGCTTCCGTCACCCTGAACGAGAACGGCGTTCAGGCGTCCGTGGACTTCGGTCGGTCGGCGTCGCACTCTGTCGCCCCCACCACGGCGTGGACGAACACGGAGACCGCGACCGCCTACGACGACCTTCAGGCGTGGCTGGAGGTCTACAACGACACGAACGGCGGCCTCCCGGCTTACACGCTCATGTCGCGGAAGATCTACAATCAGCTTCGGAAGAACAAGCAGATCCGGGAACTTGCCTTCGCCGGCTCCGCCTCCGCTCCGGGCGTCCTCACTCGTGAGGGCCTGAACGCTGTCCTCGGTCAGTACGACATCCCGCCCATCGAGATCTACGACGCCAAGGTGTCCGTTGGTGGCGTGGCCACTCGCGTGACCCCGGAGGACAAGCTCCTCTTCCTGCCTGAGCAGGGCGACGCGGCCGGTAAGACCCTGTGGGGCGTGCCGGTGGAGGCGAACGACCCGCGGTACGGCCTGGCCGGTGACGCGGCAGGCATCGCCGTTGGCGGCTACAAGAGTGAGGACCCACAGACCGTGTGGACTCGCGCTACCGCCATCGCGCTTCCCGTCGTGGCGGCTCCCGACCTGACCTTCGTCGCCGACGTCCTCTGACCAGAAACGCGAGGCACTGACACATGGCCACCCTGGCAACGAACGTCCACGTGACGGACGACAAGGGCGTGACCCACGTCTTCGGCCCCGCGGACGAGGTCCCGACGTGGGCTCAGGCCCTCATCACCAACCCGAAGGCGTGGGCGGAGGCGCCGTCCGTCGAACGACTCACGGAACCCGCCCCGCCGGCGAAGCCCGCTGCGAAGCGTGCTGCGCCACGGCGGAAGGCGGGCGGCAGTGGCACTGTTCAGTGAGACCGAACTTCGTACGCTCCTGACGCGCCCGCTGACGGCCGACGAGTGCACGCTCGCTCACGACCTCACCGCAGATGCGTTCTACGGTGAGGTAGGGGAGCGGCTGACGGACCCGCCTCAGCGCGGAGTGAAGTCGGTCGCCCTGGCCGTTGCTGCCCGCATCCTGACGAACCCCGCCGGGGTCCGCAGTGAGCAAGCGGGCGGCATGCTGATCAGCTACGCCGACTCCGAGACGGGCGTCATGCTCTCGGAGGACGAGCGGAAGCGGCTCCGACGGGCCGTCGGCATGGCGGCTGGGGCCTCGTCCCTGGACATCGCTCCGGAGGACTACTGTCCGCCGGTCCGGGTCTGGAGGGCGCAGTGAGCCTGATAGCTCAGGTCATGTCGGAGACGCTCACCATCAAGCGGCCCGGTGAGCCGGTACGGGACTCCACGGGGTCCGAAACCCCTGGCCCGCCCGTCCTGATCACCGTCGAGAACAGCGCGATCATGAGCCCCTACGGCGTGACGGTTGGCAGCTCGACGGAGACGCACGACGCGTCGACGGTCATTGAGACCCGGCGCGTCTTCGCGGCTCCTCTCGGCACCGACGTCCGGCCGGCAGACGAGATCCTCCGGGGTGACGAGGTCTGGCTAGCGGAAGGTGAGCCCCTTGTCCTTCCCTATACGTCCTTGGCCCGGGTGGAGATCTTCGTAAGGCGGGTGAGCGGATGACGTCCCACACCTCACGTTCCTTCTACCGTGGCCGGTATTCCGGCATCGGAACCATGTTCCAGCGTCCTTGGCTTCAGCGCGCCGCCCGCAAGGTAGCAGTCGACATGAAGGCAGCCGCGGAGGCGCAGTCGCCCCGGGAGACCGGCGAATACTCTCGCTCCTTCGACGTCGTCCCCGTCTTCCTGAATATCCCGTTCGAGGGCAAGCCCCGCATGCGTGCCGGTGCGCGGCTGATCAACGTGAGCGACCACGCCCGACACGTCGAGTACGGCAACGGCAACACGCCTCGATACGCCGTCGTCCATAAGACAGTCGACGAGTTCAAGGCGGCCCACCGTGGCTGACATCGAAGCCGTCCTGAACCCTTGGGCAGAGGCAACGACGGGCGTCAAGGCCGGTGCGGAGACGCCGCCGGAGTTGGAGAAGAAGCTCCCCCGTATCCGCATCGAGCGAGCCGGCGGTTACGACGAACGCTTCACGGGCCACCCCCGGGTGTTTGTCGACGTCTTCGCCGCCACGGCGGACGAGGCGCGGACCCTGGCGAACAGTCTCCGTGACGCGCTGCTCTTCCTCCGCGGCCCGGTGAACGGCGCAGTTATCCGCTCCGTCCGGTGCGACTCCGGCCCCTCCCGGCAGCCGTGGACGAACGAGTCGATCCACCGACGGGGCGCCACCTACACCGTGTCCTTCCGGGGCGCGTAAACCACTGACACTCCGACCCGCCGTCCTTGGGGCGCTGCGGGTCTCTCGCATGCCCTGGAGGGCACATGGCGGACACCCGCAACGCCGATCTCACTTTCGGCGCAACTGACTACCTGGTTCACATGGCGGCTCTGAACGCCACGGCTCCGACCGACTTCGCCGACCCGGCGACCCCTTGGCAGTGCCTGGGCTGGGTCACCACCGACGGCGGCACCTTCACGATCGAGGAGGAGAGCCAGGACGTCAACGCAGCCGGGAGCCTGGAGCCGATCCGGACTCTGATGACCCGGTCGACGAAGTCGCTTCAGGTCACCTTCCTGGAGGGCCTGAACCCCCTCGTCCGGTCGCTCTACGACAACGTCCCCGTCGCGAGCCTGAAGCCGGAGACCACGACCGGCATCGCGACCTACGATCTCCCCGACAAGCCCGCGGACCTGCGGTTTGCCTTCCTCTTCGACACCATCGACGGTGACAAGAAGATGCGCTATTACATGCCGAACGGGAAGGTCGTCGAGAGGGGCGACGAGCAGCCCCAGACCGAGGACGTCATGTCGGTCCAGATGACCATGCGCTTCTACAAGGGTGCGGCGAACGCTGCGGCCGTGACGAAGCTGATCGACTACGGCAGCGTGGACGTCTCGGGCTTCTTCCCGACCACTCCGTAAGTTACTAGCGGGGCCCGTATCTGCGCGGGTCCGGGCCCCGCTTCATTCCAGACCCGCGCACAACGTTTTACGCAACGACCTAGGAGACCCGCGCATGTCTGAAACCATCCCCGCTGAGGCGCAGGAGATCGAGGCGACGGAGGAGTACGCCACGGCCGAACTGTGCGGCACGGAACTGCGCGTGAAGAGCGCGCTCCACTGGCGCCCCTCGCACATGCGAGCCCTGCGACAGTCCGACTTCGACACCTGGGCAGCCGGTGTCCTCCACGAGGACGACGTGCAGACCTTCATCGAGATCGACGCCACCTTCTCCGAGATCTTCGACTTCGTCGGCCAGGCGGGCGAAGCCGTCGGCGAGCCGGTGGGAAAGTCGAGCGCACGTGCTCGATCCTCGCGCAGCACGCGGAAGCGCTAGAGGCTGACATCCCGCGGTACTACCCGGGCTGGACCGTCCACGACGTCTACCGCGGACGGATGTCCCTGCGCACGCTCCGGGTGTGGATCGAACATCTGCCCCCGGAGAGCGCGACGAAGACAGCCATCCGCAACTCGATCACTCCAGAGCAGATGGCGGAGGCGACGGACGACTACCGCCCCGACCTCTCTCCGTGGAGCGGCGCAGAGACGCTGCTTGCGCAGGTGAAGGACGAGATCACTCGCCTCCGGCACACCCTGATCGCCGTCAACGGCGGCAAGCCCGGCGAGTTCACCCCAACCCCGCGTCCCGGCGTCCCGCCGAAGCGACAGAAGACGTACCGCCGTCTGAGCGACGAGCAGCGAGCCGCCCTTGATCCGCGGCTGAGAACCCAGCCGAAGGAGTAAGCATGGCCGGCAGCACGGACATCGTCGGTGTGGTCGGTGTCGACGTCGTCCCCGTCGCGCCGATGCTCCACACCCGCCTGAAGGCGCTCGTCCTCCCCATCGCCACTAAGGTCGGGGAGGACGCGGGCGAGAAGATGGGCGACGCCATCTCTCGCAAGATCGTCGTATCCATCCCCGACGCCATTACGTCGGGTGGCAAGGCCGCGACTGTGGCAGCCACCCGCCAGGGCAACAACACGGGTGGCTCGTTCGCCCGCTCTCTCCGCGCAAAGTTGGAGCAAGCGTTCCGCTCCATGCCCAAACTCGACGTCAAGCTGAGTGATACCGGCGTCGACGCCGAACTTGCCCGGATCCGGGCCAAGCTGGAGCAGCTCTCCAACAAGCGCATCGGCATCGACATCGACGCCGAGACTGCCCGCGCCAAGGTGGAGGAGCTGGAGGCGGAACTCCGTCGCCTGGGAGCCGCCCACCCCAACGTGGCCGTCCGCGTCGACACTGCCGCCGCACGTGCCGCCCTGGCAGCGTTCCGGGAAGAGGTCGACGCCGCTACGGCAGACCCCGCACGCATCCGGATCGAGACGGATGGTGCGCTAGGCGCCCGCATCCGTGCTGCGGTGCGGGAGGCAGAGGCGAGCCTCCCCAACATCAACATCGACGCCGACACGTCGGAAGCGCAACGGGAGATAGCCGCCCTGCGTGCCCGCCTGACGGCGATGCGAGACCTGAAGATCGGCGTCGACATTGACGCCGCTACAGCGCTTGCACAGGTTAACGAGGTTCAGGCCCGGCTTCGGGCGCTCTCCGCCCAGCGGGCCACGGTCGACGTCGACACGGGCCGTGCACGAGCCGCCATTACGAACCTGAACCTGATGATCGACCGTCTCCGCGGGCGGACGCCGACGGTAGACGTTCGAGTCGACGCAGCAGCAGCGGAGGCGCGTCTCGCAGCCGTCCAGCACCAGGTCAACGACCTGGACCGCGACGACGTCCGCATCCGCGTCCACGCCAACACCGCGCAGGCGCATGCCGCCCTGCTTCAACTCGCCATCGCCATCGGCCTCGTCACTGCCGCTCCGCTGCTTCCCATCGCAGCCGCCGGCATCGGAGCCATCGCATCGGCCGCCACTGTGGCAGCCGCTTCCGTCGGGGCGTTCGCCCTGGCGGCAATCCCTGCTATCAAGGGCGTCACCAGCGTCATTCAGGCGAAGACCGCCGCGGACAAGGAGTCGGCCTCAGCGTCGGACAACTCTGCGGCAGCTAGCGTCCGGGCCGCTCAGCAAGCCCTTCAGATGGCGTCAGCACAGGAATCCCTAGCGTCCGCCCACCGCAACGCCGCGCGCTCCATCGCTCAGGCCAACCGCCAGGTGGAGGACGCCGAACGAGCCCTGGGCCAGGCTGCCGCGCGTGCCATGCAGCAGCGCGAGCAAGCCGCGAAGGCCGTGGAGCGTGCGGAGCGGTCGCTCGTCGACGCCAATCGGGGCGTTGAGCAAGCAGAACGGTCCCTCGCCGACGCTCAGAGGGATGCCCAGCGGGCACAGCAGTCACTCACCGACGCCCGTGCCGACGCCGCGCGGCAACTGTCCGACCTGAACGACCAACTGGAGCGCGGCTCACTCGATGAGCGTGACGCCACGCTCCGCGTCCAGGAGGCGCAGGAGGAACTCAACCGCGTACAGCGGGAGTACGACGCCGGCAAGGCCACGGACCTCCAGCTCCAGCGTGCCCAGCTTGCCTACGACCAATCGGTTCAGGCGGCAGAGCAGCAGAAGAAGGACTTCGCGCAGCTTCAGAAGGACGCGGAGGCGGCGAAGAAGGCCGGCGTCGACGGCAACGAGGACGTCAAGCGCGCAGCGGAAGCGCTCTCGGAAGCCCAGCAAGGCGTCGTAGACAAGACTCAGGCCGTTGCTGACGCTCAGGGCAACGTGCGCGACCAGGCGGAGGCCGTAGCCGACGCTCAGAAGGATGCCGCCAGGACGCAGGTTGAGTCAGCTCAAGCAGTCGCCGACGCACAGCGTGCGCTCTCGGACGCCGTCAGCGGTGTGGCTGACACTCAGGTCCAGGCTGCGGAGTCCATCGAGGCTGCGGAGCGCGGTGTCGAGTCGGCCCGGCTCTCGTCCATCGACACGACCGCGAAGGCGATCACGAAGGCGGACGAGTACCGCGAGGCACTCGCGAAGCTGACGCCTGAACAACGAGACCTGTACGACTCGATTGCCGGCCCTGACGGACTGATCCCCGCCTTCAAGGAGTGGTCCGCCTCCCTCCAGCCGGAGACGCTCCCGATCTTCACGCGGGGCGTCAACGGGGCGAAGAAGGCGCTGCCGGGCCTGACGCCACTCGTCAAGGGCGCGGCCGACGGCATTCAGACCCTCATGGACCGGGCCTCCGCGGACCTGAAGGGCGATCCATTCTGGAAGCGATTCCGTGACGGGATAGCCGACTCTGCAAAGCCAGCTATCGAGGGTCTCGGCGTCTCCTTCGGCAATGTCTTCAAGGGCATGGCGGGAATCCTCGAAGCATTCTTCCCCCACATGGACTCCATATCGGAGCGCATGCAGAAGATCACGAAGCGGTTCGCTGACTGGGGGACGAGCCTCAAGGGCTCCGAGGGGTTCGAGAAGTTCCTTGACTACGTCAAGGAGACGGCGCCACTGGCGTCGGAGGCTTTCGGGGATATAGCGGAAGCGCTACTTGGCCTTGGCAGCGCACTGAAGCCGTTCTCGAAGATCTTCCTCGAAACCCTGAGCAACGCGTCCGACGGAATCAGCTACGTGGCGGAGCATGCTCCGTGGGCTATCCAGCTTCTCTACGGCCTGTTCGTGGCCACAAAGCTATGGGCGCTCGCGATGGCCATGAGCCCCATCGGACGCGTCATCACCGGACTCGTCCTCCTTGCCCTGGGCGTCAAGTACGCCTGGGATCACTTCGAGTGGTTCCGTGACATCGTCAAGGGTGCCTGGGAGGGAATCCAGGTAGCAACGGACTTCGCATGGACCAAGGTTCTCAAGCCCGCCTTCGACGGAATATGGGGCGGGCTGAAGTGGGTCGGCGACAAGGCCATGTGGCTCTGGCAGGAAGTGTTCAAGCCTGTCTGGGACGGCATCGTCTTCGCCGCGAAGCTCGCCTTCGCTATCATCGTGACGGCCGTCCTGACGCCCATCTGGCTGGCGATTCAGCTCGTCGGAGCGATCGCCATGTGGTTGTGGACTGATTGCTTCAAGCCGTCGTGGGACAATATTTCCGCCGCGTCGACGCTGCTGTGGGAGACCGTCCTTCAGCCGTTCTTCAAGTCCATCTGGGACGGTGTCCAGTGGGTCGGCGACAAGTTCGTCTGGCTCTACGACCACGCTATAAAGCCGTCAGCCGATTGGATTGCCGAAAAGGCGAAGTGGCTCTGGGAGCACGCCCTTCAACCCGCTTTTCAGTGGATCTGGGATGGCGTCCAATGGGTCGGCGAAAAATTCCAGTGGCTCTACAACCACAGCGTGAAGCCGATCGCCGACTGGATAGCCGAAAAGACAGATTGGCTGTGGGACAAGGGACTCAGCCCGGCCTTCGAGACGATCAAGGATGGCGTCGCCCTTGTCGGTGACGCGTTCGAGGCGGCGAAGAAGGCTATCGGAGTCGCCTGGGACAAGATCAAGGACATCGCCAAGGGGCCCGTAAACTTCATCATCGAATGGGTTTACACGAAGGGCATCAAGGCGGTATGGGACAAGGTGGCGGACTTCGTCCATCTTGACCACCTACCCCCGGGCCCTAAGCTCCTCGAAGCCGGCGGAACCGTCGGAAGCGGCTGGGGCGTAGCAGTCCCGATGAAGGTCAACAAGCCGACGGCCATTGTCGGTGAAGGCGACCCGCGGTACCCCGAATTCGTAATTCCGACGGACCCGAAGTACCGATCCCGTGCTCTCGCTCTGCATCAGCAAGCGGGAACTCAGCTCCTCGAAGACGGCGGCATCATCGGCGGTGCCTGGGACTGGACGAAGGACAAGGTCTCCGACGTCGTCGGCAAGGGCATCGACTGGGCTAAGACGGCAGCAGATCTCATGCTCAACCCGTCGAAGGTCTGGAACACCCTGACGAAGCCGATCCTGTCCAAGGTCACCGATGGTGTCGGCGATTCCAAGATGGGCAAGGCCATCGGGAAGATCCCCGGGAAGATGGTCGGAGGTCTGAAGGACAAGATCGTCGATGCCGTGTCTGCTCTGACCTCTGAAACCGGGGGATGGGGCGGCGAGTGGCAGAAGCCCGTGAACGCTGGCATCGGCACGAAGTTCGGTGTCCCGGGCTCGATGTGGTCCTCCGGCTATCACACCGGTCTGGACTTCCCCGCAGCAACGGGAACGCCCGTCAAGGCCGTGGCCAACGGCCGCGTGTCTCTCGCGACGTCAGGCGGCCCCTACGGAAAGCACGTGATCATCGATCACGGGGGCGGTCTCCAGTCGCTCTACGCGCACATGTCGCGTCTGCGTACTACGGTGCCGAAGAGCGTCAACGGCGGCAGCCGTATCGGTGACGTCGGCGCCACCGGCAACACCACCGGCCCGCACCTCCACTTGGAGGCAAGGCTGAACGGCAAGGCCGTCGACCCCATGAAGTACTTGAGTGGAGGCGGAGGGTTCGACGCCAAGGCGCAGGGAGCTGCACAGAGCTACGCGAAGAGCATCCTCTCCAACTACGGCTGGGGCTCGTCGCAGTTCGGCCCCCTGAAGAAGCTGTGGCAGGGCGAATCCAACTGGCGCTGGAACGCCAAGAATCCCAGCTCTGGTGCCTACGGCATCCCACAGGCACTTCCCGCGAGCAAGATGGCGTCGGCCGGCGCGGACTGGCTGACGAACTACAAGACACAGGTCAGGTGGGGGCTGGGGTACATCAAGGGACGCCCCGACTACGGCTCCCCGTCGGCTGCCTACTCCAAGTGGCTCGCTAGGTCACCGCACTGGTACGACGACGGCGGCTACCTCCAGCCGGGCCTTTCCCTCGTCGCCAACGGCACGGGACGGCCTGAGCCCGTCTTCACCGGTTCCCAGTGGAACGACATCCGTGCCGCGAAGAGCGGCGGGACGCCGAACGTCGTCGTGCACGCACAGACGTTCCTCGGTGACCGCGAGATCACCGACATCGTCCGAACGGAGATCAACGTTTACGACTCCGAAACCGCAACCGATCTCGACAACGGAAGGTGGGCCTGATATGGCCGACGAGACTCCCGAAGTGCCGACGGAGCCGGTAGAGCCACCGGTCACCGTGGAGGTCCCGCCCATCATGGACTGGGGCACCGTTCCGGCGGACCCGCCCGCAGAGCCTCTCCCGTACACCCCGGGTGAGCGGGGGGCTGAAGGCGGATGAGCGTCCCCACCAACCTCCTCAGCGCGAATGTGGAGTCGGTGGAGACGGACACGAGCGGGTGGACTGCGGGGGCTAACACCAGCCTCTTCAAGTCCACCCGCTTCTACGCGGGCGCTGCGTCCTTGGGGCTGCAAGCGTCCACGGCCGGCACTGTGACGGCGACGACGGCATCCCGCGTCGCCGTCACGGCGGGCACCGTCTACCAGGCATACGCCTACTTCGTGAACCTCGTCGCGATAGCGGGCCGGACGTCGACCGTCAGAGTTAGTTGGTACTCCGCTCCGACCGGCGGGACGGCGATATCAACGTCCACCAGCACCGCCACGACGTTGACCACTACGACGGACTGGAACACTCCTCCGCCGCAGATCACAGCTGCCGCTCCCGCAGGAGCCACCCACGCCGCCATCACCGTAACGGTCACCGGTCTGGGCTCCGGCGCTCAGGTGGCAGTCGACCGCATCACCTTCGGGCTTCCGAACAACAACCAGACCTTCAACCTGATGCCCTACACGGCGTCGAGTGTGGAGGGGGACGCATCGGAGTGGTCGGCGCTGGAAAACGCCACCATCAGCCGACAGTCGACGTTCGCCTTCGAAGGCTGGTACAGCCTCGTCCTGACGTCGCAGGCACCCGGCGTGGTTCGCGTTGCCGGCCCAGCAGTCCCGGTAACTCCGGGCGTCACTTACATGGCACAGATGGTGGCACGGAACGCGAGCCCACCCATGCAAACCGCCGTCTACTGGTACGACGGCTCAGGGTCACAGATCTCCACCACCACTGGCATTCCGTGGACGCTGAGCGGCTCGTCCTGGACGGTGTGCAACACGGTGGGCATCGCGCCCGATGGGGCGGCGACTGCCCGCTTCGCGCTGACGCCCACCGCCACGGTCGCAGGGCAGGCGTGGGCGTGCGACGTAATGCGTTTCCTCGAACTGACGGCCGCCATCGTCCCCGGGAACCTTGTTCCCTACGCCCAGAGCGACGTAGACGCAGGCATCGTCGGCTGGTCGGTGACCGGCGGATCCCTGGCACTTAGCACCGACTACGTCTACAACGGCGACTACGCAGTCAAAGTGACGGCAGACGGCGGAGACTTGACTGTCGCCCTCAACGTCACGCCTGTGTCCCCGATCATCCCCGGGCAGTCCTACCAACTTCGGTTTCCGACACGCTCGCCGGGGGCGGCACTCCCCTTTACAACCCGTGTTGAGTGGCTCGACGTCAACGGGGCCGTCCTGCGGGACCGCTGGCAACCGTGGGTCATCACGGGCGGCTCCAGTACCGGTTGGTACACCGGACCGTCGGGTGACATCGCGCCGGAAGGTGCGGTCTCCCTCCGCATTTCCGTAAGCCTCACCGACGTGCCCGCGGGCCACACCTTCTACATGGACCGTATCCAGGTAACCCCTGGGGGGCTCACTGTCCAGGCCACTGAGGCGCCGGGAGGAGGAGCCGCTCTCGTCGTCAACGGGCTGTCCTCAGGCGGTCCGACCTGGAAGTGGTCTCTCGTCCGCCTCGACGGAGAGGGAGGAAGCGCTCCGGTCCGCGGCTGGTCCGAAGACCTGATCAACCAGACCGTAATCGGCGACCTGGCGGTCATCACGGACTACGAAGCACCCCTTGGGGTGCCCGTCTCGTGGCGCGTCACCATCACCTCCGACACCAACACCTCGTGGCGGTCGTACACCTCCGACATTCTGATCCTGCCGGCGGAGGACACCGACGTCTGGCTCAAGGACCCCGGCCTCCCACAGCGAAGTGTCCGGGTGACTGTCGGTACCCCCATGCCCTCGTGGCGCACGACGGCACGGCAGGGAGTAAACACGGTTCACGGCCGACGACTCCCCGTCGTCCTCAGCGACGTGCGAGGCGGCAAGACGGGCGACCTGACTGTCGTCACAGAGACGACGGAAGAGAAGGCAGCGCTCGAATGGGTCCTAAGCGCCGGGAATGTGCTCCTTCTCCAGTGGCCACCTGGCTGGGGCGAGGCCGACATGTACGTCTCCGTCGGTGACGTCAGTGCCGCGCCCATGGCCGATTATGCCGAGTTCCACGACCGCACTTGGACTCTGCCGCTCACGGAGACAGAGCGACCCATCGGCGGCGTCGTGGGCAGCGCCGACCGGACGTGGCAGACCGTCAAGGACAGCGGCGCAACCTGGGCTGACGTGCTCTTCGGCAAGGCGTCCTGGCTCGACATCTACACGGGAGCGTGAGGCACTGATGTACCCCGCCAGTTCGACGTTCCTCCGGACCCTGGCGACGTCACACGTCGTGGTCGCCAGGGTCGACGCCTACTACGCCGGCCAACTCGTCCAGTCGGACATCCCCTTCGGGTCTGGAACCGTAACCGTCGACCGGGCAAGCAAAAACCGACGGAAGCTCTCGCTGACGATCCCGGACCCGAAGCTCCTGCCGTGGGGCGAAACCGACCTCCTCGCGCCGTACGGGCAGCAGCTCGTCGTGTCCCGCGGAATTCGCTACACGAATGGCGACGAGGAATGGGTCCCTCTCGGAACATTCCGCATCGACGCCCCGTCCGGCGACGTCCACTTCGGCCCCATCACCGTGACGGGGACGTCGCTGGAGTCCTCCATCATCGACGACAAGTTCCAGTCCCCCGTCACCACAGGCGGATTGGGCGGCTGCGTCGACGCAATGACGACGCTCATTCGACAGACACTCCCCAACGCTGCCGTCGCCAACTTGACGGCTGGCAACCGTAATCCGGTTCTCGCCGTTGCGATGTGGGACGCCGGAAACGATCGTTGGGACGCCATCACGCAAATCGCTCGCGCGATGAACGCGGAGATCTATGTCGACGCCCTGAACCGGTTCGTGATTGCGGACCTGCCCGACGTAGTAAACGGCCCCGTTGCATGGGACATCGCGGAGGGAGAAGGCGGAACGCTCATATCAGCCGCGCGTTCTGTCTCACGAACGGGCGTTTACAACGCCGTTGTGGCGTCGGGCGAGAACTCGGCGTCGGGAGCGGCTCCGGTAAGCGGCTTTGCCAGAGACACCGACCCAACGAGTCCCACAAGATGGGGCGGCCCATTCGGGAAGGTCACGAAATTCATTTCGTCCGCCCTGTGGATCACAGCGGGAGCCTGTCAGAATGCCGCGAATTTCGCGCTGTACGACGCCATAGCGCCGAACGTGGAGACGTCCCTCGACACGCTCCCAAACCCCGCACTGGAGGGCAACGACATTATCCGGCTCTCTACCGCAGGCCGTAAGGAGCGTTTCCTCGTGCAGTCCTTGTCCATCCCCCTGACGGCCGACGGCGACTTCTCCATCACGCTCCGCGGGGGGAAGGAGGAGGCGGCGTGAGGCTCTCCGCACAGCTCAGAGACGCAGTTCAGCGCCTCGTAGTCCAGACCGTCGAGCAGCGTGCCGCCTCGTGGTTCCTGGCCAAGGTGACCGTCGTCAACGCCAACGGGACCCTCGACATAGACACCGCCCGCGGCCCTGTAACAGGCGTTCGCCGGCTGAAGTCCTATTCCGCCCCGGCGGTCAACGACGTCGTCAAGGTGTCGCGCAATTCCGACGGCAATTGGGTCGTCGATGGCGCCCTTGCCTGACCTACCTGTAAAGCGCTGGAGGAGGCGCCACACTCATGCCCCGAAATGACTCCTACGCTCAGGGGGTCCAGTACCCGATCCTGGGCGACGCACCGGATATCGAAGAGGCTTTCAAGCCCGTAGTCGACGGCATCGTGCCGAAGACCGTCATGCGTTTCGCCAACGCCAACGCGCGTTCGGCGGCGTTGACGGGTGCCACAAAGCCCGTTCCCGGAATGATCACCTACCTAATCGCGGAGGATCGATGGGACAGGCGAGACGGCGACAACGTTTGGCGTCCGTTGAGCCCCGGGCCGTGGAAGCCTTTTACGTTCGTGTCGAGTTACTCGGCAAGTTCGGGTGGACCGGCCTATCGCATCGTGAACAACACCGTCGAACTACGCGGGACGTTCCAGAAGACAAGCGGCGGGCTCTTCATCACGAATGACGAAACAAAGTTCGCAACGCTCCCAACGGAGGCGCGGCCGACGGGGGGATGGCGGTACTTCACCGTCGCCACGAACCTGCACCAGGTGACCGCGACGACCTACCACTCCGCCCGCCTCTCGGTAGGTACTGACGGGTCGATGAACTTCGCCTGCCAACTCAACTCAAAGACGCAGTGGATATCCCTCGACGGAGTCCGCTTCAGCATCGACTAACCGCAGCACACCGACGAAGCCCCGCAGCGACGGGGCGCTTTTCATGCCCTGGAGAGGACTGCACATGGGTGAAATATGGATCAAGGAAGCGGAGAGGCTGGGGGACGGCGACATCGGCGGATCGATGGACACCCCGTCGGCTCCGCCCCGTGTCGTCTGGCACACCACGGAGAGCGGGGCGGGGGACGCGGCCTTCAACGCCGTCGGCTCGTACCTCAGCCGCGCGGCGTCGGAGCCGCACATCCTCTACGACCCCGTCACTGACCGCATCGGACAGTACGGCCCGCTGAACGAGAGCGCGCGTGCTCTGCGGAACGACGGGTCGACGAGGACGAACCGCACCGGCCGCGTCTGTATCCAGATTGAGGTACTGGCCCGCGCCAGCAAGCCCTTCACCGACTACTGGAAGCCCGGCCCGAACTTCAAGGCCCTCATGCGTGCGATCCGCTCGTGGGGTGTTCCGGACACCTGGCCCGCCGGCTCCTGCGCTCCCGGCGCCTCCCGTCCCCGCACCACGTGGGCGACGCGGGGCGGGCACTACGGCCACTGCCACATCCCGGGCAACGACCACTGGGACCCGGGCAACATCGACCGCAACGCCATCCTGACGGCTGCGGGAGGAAGCGGCAGCGTCCCGCAGGGAGGCTCGTCGGGCGGCAGCTCCGGCGGCTCGTCCGTCGCCCGCTACCAGGTCACCATCAACGGCCTGAAGTACGGATACGGGGCCTCCGGCTCACACGTGACGGCCGTCGGCAAGGCTCTCGTCGCGCAGGGCTGCTCCGCCTACTCCGAAGGCCCTGGCCCGAACTGGACGGACGCGGACACCCGCAGCTACCAGAAGTGGCAGCGCAAGCTTGGCTACAGCGGGAGCGACGCCGACGGAGTCCCCGGCGAGTCGTCCCTGAAGCGCCTCCTGGGTACCCTGCCCGGCGCCTCGAAGCACTCTTCAAAGCCGACCGTCGACCTGTCCAACGTCGTCGCTGCGGCTCGTCGTGACCCGGGCCTGAAGCAGGGCGGAACGACTCACGCGGCCGACGTCCGCGTCGTCGAGGCGGCCCTGAAGGCGGAGGGCCTCCTCTCCTCGACCTATGCGTCCGACGGCTCCTTCGGCACTACCACTGTCGCGGCTTACCGCAAGTGGCAGCAGCGCTGCGGCTACTCCGGCTCCGACGCGGACGGCATCCCGGGCAAGGCGTCGCTGGAGAAGTTGGGCGCGAAGCGCGGCTTCAAGGTCAAGGCGTGAGTGCCTCATGGAAGTGCTGATCGCCATCATCGGCGCCCTTGGCGTCGTGGGAGCGGCGGCAGTGGCGGCCCTCATCCCCCTCATCACGCGCCGTACCCGCGGCGCAGTGGAGGCGGAGGGGGCCGTCACCCGGGAGGCCGTGGCGGACACCGTCGCGGCCCTCGGGGCGCAGCTCAATGCCCGTATCGACGACGTTCGCGACGACATGGACGACGTCCGCGAAAACCTCTCACGCGTCCGTGAGTGGCAGGCCGGCCACGACGCCGAACATCTGCTCATCGGGCGTCCCGACACACGAGGAGAATGAATGGCCATCCCCGAAGGCATCGCGACGGTCGCCGTCACGGGCCGATACATCCGCCCTGACGGGACTCCGCTGTCGGGGACGGTCAGCTTTACCCCTCCCGCGCGCCTGACCTTCCCCGACGCCGACACGATCAGCGCGGGCGCTGCAACGGTGGCGCTGGACGCCGATGGCGCCTTCTTCGTCAGCCTCATCGCCACCGACGTTCCCGGTATGCAGCCGGAGGACTGGACGTACACCGTCACGGAGAAGATGGGCAAGGCGCCAGAGCGCACTTACGCCATCGTGCTGCCCTCCGCCACGCCGTCCGTCGACCTGGCGGACATCGCACCGGCCAACCCGGCGGACGGAGAGTACGTCCTCGTTACCGGACCTGCGGGGAAGGACGGGTCGAAGATTTACAGCGGCACCGGAGCCCCCGCGACGGGGACCGGCGTCGACGGTGACTACTACGTCGACACGACCTCTGGCGCTGTGACGCTCTACGGCCCGAAGGCAGGCGGGGTATGGCCGTCGACGGGCGTTGTGCTGGGGAGTGGCAATCTCGTCACGTCGGTCAACACCAAGACGGGAGCGGTGACACTGACCGCCTCCGACGTCGGCGCAGTGCCCATCGCCGGCGGTACCGCAACGGGGCCTGTGAACATTCAGCCGACATCAGGCAACGCCCTCACGGCGTTTGGATCGACGGACCCCGCAACGTACTTCCGCGTGACCGCCGAAGGCCACCCGTACAGCAATAGCCTTCGGCCCACCTTCTACAACATCGGCATCGGCGACACCCTGGCCCCCTTCGGCGGAGGCAAGTTCGTGCTCGGTCTGAAGAACGTTCTCACGGTCCCCACGGGAACGCCGGGCAACGGCGGCATCCTCTACGCCGAAGGCGGAGCGTTGAAGTTCCGGGGCGGCAACGGCACCGTGACGACCATCGCCCCCGCCTAAAAATCTCCACCCCTCAGCGTCACATCCACCCCGGATTACGACACAACCAAGGTGTCAGGACGCAGAGGGGATGAGGACGCATGAACATCGGCATCATCGGCCGCGCCAGGGCCGGCAAGGACACCGCCGGCAAGTGGCTCGTCGACAACCGCGGGTACCGGCGGGTCGCATTCGCGGACGCGCTGAAGGAAGCGGCGCTGAAGGTGGACCCGGCTATCCCGTTTCCGCGAAGGTGCCCCGGGCAGGAGGAGCGGCTCGTCATGCGACTGTCGGAGGTCGTTACCACCTACGGGTGGGAGAGAGGCAAGGATCTCACTCCTGAGGTCCGCCGCTTCCTCCAGGAACTCGGAGCCGCCGTCCGCGACATCGACGAGGACTTCTGGCTCCGCGCCGCCATGAAGAAGGTGGTGGAGGCCAACGACGCGAGCGTCCCTGCGGTCATCACCGACGTCAGGTACCCGAACGAAGCGGCCTCCCTCAAGCGTGCGGGCTTCCACCTGGTCTACATCGACCGCCCCGGCGTTCCGCAGATGGACCACGCGTCGGAGAACTCCCTCACGTCGACGGACGCGCAGTACTACGTCCTCAATGCTGGCACCGTGAGTGACCTGCACGAGGACATGGAGTTCATCGCGGACAACATCACCGACGCGGAGTCCCGCCGCTTCGCCATGAAGTTCTAACGAAAGGTACTCATGCCCCAGCGCTTCTGGTCCTACCTCAACCGCCTCTACCTCCGCGGCCTCGTCGCCCTCCAGATCTTCGCCGCGCAGGAGCCCGTGCGACTCCGCGCGGCCCTGACGTCGGCCGTGATCGCCCTGACGGTCGTCTTCCCCGCCATCGACGCCGGCACGGCGGAGACGATCGGCGCCGTCGGCGTCGTGGCGCTGCCGCTCCTCGTCGGCGAGAGCGCGCGGCGGAAGGTGACGCCGACGGAGTAGGACGCGCAGTATCGAAGCCCCCTGTCATCCCACGTATTGGGACGGCAGGGGGCTTTTTGTGTTTGTGGGGAAGTTAGCTATTCGGACGCACATTCGGTTTACATCGACGGACCCCGTGCCCGCGCAGGTTGACACGCGACACGTGCAAGATGCACGCGTAAAACGACTCACGCCTTGACTGATTCTTGAGAGGTGGGGTGGCCGACATACCTCCTATACTCCGCGGCATGCCGACCTCACCCGGCCCTCTACTGTCCGCCCTCGACTCCCTATGGGAGCGCCTGAGGACCCGCATAGAGGAGCTGCCACCAATCAATCCCGTCATCTCACCCACGACCCGACTACTGGACCACGGGCCTACCCGCTGGGCCCGGGACGAGGACGGACGAGTCTCCGGCCTCGTCGTCACCGCAGACACGCTCCAGGGAGGCCCTGACGTCCTCCTGGAGACCGTCCTTCACGACGCCGCCCATCTGCTCTGTTGGTGCCGCGGAGTCGACGACACGACCATGCACGGCGTCTACCACAACCAGAATTTCCTAGCGGCTGCGGAGGAGGTGGGACTCGAATGGCCCGAAGGGGCGAAGCGGCTTCAAGGGAAGGGCTACCACGCCCCTGTCCTTTCGGCGGAGACCAGGGAGTACCACGCACAGAGCCTCAGGGAGCTGGAGGAGGCTATCCCCCTCGTCCTCCCTCATCTGGAGCTACCGCCGACGTCGAACCGGGGACGAGTCGACCGGCTGACCTACGCATGCAAGTGCGATTCGCCTAGGCGTTTCCGCATCTCTCGCACCGTGGCCGCGCAAGGCGGAATCACGTGCAACGTCTGTGGGCACGAATTCGCGCCGGAGTGATCAAGCAGAAGTACCGTGGGGTAAGGTCTACTCGTTGTCAGTGCTTCACGGTACTCTGCCAACGGCAGACGTGCGTCTAGGGAGAGGTCGAAATGAGCCCGAAGGAAGTTGCCCGACTGCGCGACGGCGAAGTGACGCACGTCGACGCTGCGAGCGCCCAGGCTCTCGACCTCGAAGCCATTGAGAACGACGCGACGTCGGCGCTCATCGCACGCGGCGCTGCCTATGCGCGTGAGTACGCCGCCATCGAGGACAAGGCGGAGATCCTCGCGAAGAACATCGGCGTCGTCCTCATCGCGTTGCGCAAGCGGCATGACGACTGGCTAGGGCGTTCGTACCCGTACCGTCAGGACGTCGCGGAGGTCTACCGGGCGGCCAACATCCACGACAGGGCGCAACTAACACGAGTCCAGGCCAACGTGAGGTACCACGTTGGCAACATGCTCAGGCGCCACCTAACGCCCCGGGAACTGAAGGCGCTGGAGTTGAACGAAGCGTCTCCGCTGGAGCGGCAACAGGACCGACGGGCCACTGACGCAACTATTCTCCGTGCGACAAAGGTGTCCGCGGAGGTGACGGCCTCGACTCCGAAGACGTCGCAGGTGACGAAGAAGCCTTCAAAGGGTGGCCAGACAGAGATCGTCCCCACGCAGGCCGGCGGACCCGGCACAGGCGTCAAGGCGACGGCCGACCATCTCCGCCTGGCCCACGTCGCTGCCTCCATCGTCGGTCAACTCGACGTCGATGTGATCGCCGGACATATGACCGATGGACAGCGTGCCAAACTTGACGAGGAGCTTGCGGAGCTGGAGCGCACCGTCCGCCGGCTGCGCCGCCACGTGAAAACCCGCAGGTCAGAGGGCTGATCCGCCTCCTCGTCGACCAGCCTCCCCGCCCTCCGCAGGTCAGACTCCAGGCCAAAGTGTCGAACTAACCCCCTACTTTCACTTTTCTCTACACGCGTTAGAGAGAAATTGAAAACAGGGGTTAGTTCGACACTTTGGCCTGCGGTCTGTCCAGGGGGAGGATGCGCGGAAGATCTTCGACGTCCAGCGTCACATCCGGCCCCGATTACGACATAACTCATGTGTAAGCCACTGACGGACAGCACATGGAGGCCACATGGCCGGAGTGAGTACGATCAAACGCGGGGGGTCCCGCTTCTACATCGATCCCGACGACGGGGACATCAAGGTTCCTGGCGTGACGAGCGTTGTGGGCCAACTGCCCAAAGACTTCCTGACCTTCTGGGCGGCGAAGGAGGCGGCACAGGCGGCCGTCGAGAACTGGGACATCGTCTCCCAGCTCATACAACGGGACCCGAAGGGCGCGGAGGACTACCTCAAGTCGGCCCACCGCCGGAAGAGCAAGGCGGCGACGGACCTGGGGTCTGCGGCGCACGACTACTTCGAGCGCCTGGCGCGTGGGGAGGTCATCAACGACCGTCACGTCCACGTGGACGTGAAGCAGCACGTCAGGCACTTCCGTGAGTTTCTCGACGAGGTACAGCCAGAGTTCCTCTACCTGGAGGAAACCATCTGGCACGACACCCACAAGGTGGCAGGCTCGTTCGATGCCATCGCCAAGGTGGACGGCGACCTCGTTGTGCTGGACTGGAAGACGAGTAAGGCCGTCTACGATTCTGTAGCTCTCCAGCTCAGCGCCTACCGCTACGCCGACCGCATCATCCTCGCGGAGACGGGGGAGTCGGTCCCCATGCCGGAGCTTGCTGGCGGTGCCGTTCTCCACGTCCGTCCGGAGGGGTGGTCCTTCGTTCCGGTCAAGTGCGATCGGGAGGTGTTCGACACCTTCCTTGCCCTGCGCAAGGTCTTCGACTGGGAGACGGCGGGGAAGAAGAAGGTCGTCGGCAAGCCCATCGCGCAGGGTGGCGAGCGGCAGACGGGGACTGCGAGGCGGGCGGCGTGAGGGCGCGCTATGAGGTCACCTACAACCGCAACGACACTGTCGACCTGAAGCTGAGCGGCGTCACGATACTGGGGTACGAGCAATCCGACCCGGAGCGCAGCGACGATCACGTGTCGCTGGGCATGTCGGCGGACGCGTTCGAGTTCCTCACGGGGGACAAGGTCCGCACGCACCTGAAGTCCTCTCTCGACGACGCTCTGAATCAGGTACAGCGGCTGAGCGACGAGCGTGACCTCTGGAAGTCCCTCGCCGAACGCCAGGACAACACCGCCCCGCTCCGTATGGAGCTGAGTACCGTCAAGCGTGATCGCGACTTCTGGCGTAGTCGCTTCGAGGGCGCGCAGGCGAACGCGGAGTACGTCCGGGAGCAGTACGGGCATCCGGACGAAGTGGATGAGCTGAAGGCCGTCATCGTCAGCCAGGCCCGCGAGATCGCACGACTGAAGGGGGAGAGCGAGTGAGTAAGTACGGCGAAGGCGTGGAGGAGCCTTACGCCTTCAGCGGCCTCGTGTCCGTTGTAATCGACGAGCCGCTTGGCGAGCGGGCGCAGACGTCCTTGTCTCCCGACGAGGCCAGGCTCCTGGGGCTCCGGCTGATCAAGACGGCAGACGAAGCGGAGGCGCAGGAATGGTGAACCAACGGCCCAACGGCGCCTTCATCGCCGGAGCCTGCCTGGGCGCCCTGGCCGTCCTCCCCTTCGAGGCATGGCTCCTGATGCTCGTCCTGGGCGCCGTGCACAGCGTCTTTGCCGTCGTCCCCGCGATCGGCTTCGGGACGGCAGTCCTGTTCATGGTCGGCTGGAACCTGGGCGGCACGCTGGTGGCGGGTCTGTTCCGTCGTCTGCGCAAGTAGCACCAGTCACACACGCGGGGCGCCCAATGTGGGCGCCCCGCTTCGCATGCACACAGGAGGAGAGACCATGACGCTCGGAGAGCTGATTGCCGTCCTGGAGGCGGAGGACCCCGCCAAGGAAGTCGCACGCGGCTTCACACACCCGCACTCGTACCGCGGGTACTACCGAGATCTTGCCTTCGAACCCGCAGGGCGGACGACCGTGGGCGAGATGCTGGCCGACGCCTACGCGGCGCTGGGGGAGACCTTCGAAGGCTGGAAGGGCGGCGACTTCACGATGGGCCGCGACACTGACGTGTGGCTGTCCTACGAGGGCTGTTGCAGCGATGAGGAGATCACGGCGGCGTCTCTGGCTGCCATGCTGGCCAGCATGGCGGAGGCAGCCGCGTGAAACGACTTACGCGACCGGCCGCCATCGTCCTGGCCCTCGTCGCCGCACTGGCCATGCTCGCGGCCTGCGATGTGGAGGCTCCGGCGGAGCCCTCGTGCTACGAGATCGACATCGACCACCCGAAGGCGAAGAAGCCGACCGGCCCGAAGGCCAAGGCGCCCGCCAAGCGGGTCCCGACGAAGAGGAGATGACGTGGAAGCCGGCGGAGGCATCATCCTGATCATCATCGTTGCCCTGCTTCTGCTCGGAGCGTCGGGCAAGGACTCGGGAGGTAAGCAGTGACCCTCGAAGAGCACGCCCGCGCCGTCGAGGGCGCGATCCAGGCGGCTGCGGCTGATGGGTTCTACCTGGACAACGGGCAGGGCAATGGCGTCCGCACGCTGGAGCTGAACCACGTCGACGACCGAGGCGACCCACTGAAGTGGGAGACCCTCAGCCTCCCGTACAACCCGATGGACTAGCACCAACCACACACGCACCACACCGCCCCCGGTTGCTACGGCGCCGGGGGCTGAGTGCGTAGGAGCTATGAGAGGAGACGCGATGCAGCCGACCAGGTTCAGCACCTTCGACGGCGGAACCATCGACGTGGAGTACATCGGCAACTGGGTGGACCTCCACCTTCGCGCGCCGAACGGGCGGACGGTGGCCACCGTGGAGATGTCCGTCGACGACGCGAACGATCTGATCAAGCAGTTGGAGGGGGTCACAGAGGACGAGGCGGAGGAGCGCTACCAGGACGGCTACAGCGACGGGCGGGCCGACGCGTGAGTATTCAGTACGTAGACACCGACGGCGACACCTGGCACCACGATCCCGAGTCGGACACGTATTGGAACCGCTACGTGTCTGGGGAGGTCACGCTCGACGTCTTGCGGGCCTCTTACGGTCCGTTGGCCGTCCGCGACGAGGAAACCGGACGTCTCGTTTCGGAGGAGGAGCACCGGACGGAGACCCTCCTCCGTCGCATCATCCGCGAAGAGCTGGACCGGCGTTTCGGTACGGAGGACCAATGACGAAGCGCGAAACACTCGTCCTCACCCTGGCCGGCTCCCTGGCAACCTCCGGCGTCGGGCGCTACGAGGAGCACTACGCCAGGGCGGAGCGGCTGGTCGACGAAGTGCTGACGGACCATGCGCACGAGTTGGCTGAGGAGATCCGCCGGGAGCTGCCAGAGCGCGTGAAGAAGCTGACGGGCAACTGGGCGGTGATCCGCACCGTGAGCACCGCCCAGCACGCCGCCGACCTCATTGACCCGGAGGTGTCCTGATGCACATCGGACGATCCTGGGGAGGAGGGGGTCACCTCGAAGCCGCCTGCCCCTGCCCGCTCGAACTCTGCGGCCTCGTCGACCTGGACAAGGTCAGCGACGAGTGTGACCAGCACTCGCCTGCCGCAGGCAAGACGACACGCACCGGCCACCGATCGGGAGACTGCCCCGGCGTAGGCCGTGACGTCGTGGTGGCCATCGGTAGGACGGCTGTCGCTCACCAGGCTGTCATCGACGCTGCGTGTCTTGAGTCGTCGTCTGGCTACGTCAACGCGTCGATCCTCGGCGCCCTCGACGACTACCGCGCGGCTGTGGAGCACGAGGCTGCGGAGCGCATTCGTGCAGAGACGCAGCACGCAAAGGCCATGGGCGTGCTGGAGCCTGACAAGTTCCGTCCGTGCCGAGACGCTGCGGACCAGATTGACCCGGAGGCGACGTATGGCTGAGTGCCCGCCTGGAGTTCACAGCATCTTCGATCCCTGCCCCGGCAACTGCACGGAGCCCGTCGACGAGTACGACGAACTCTTCGAGGAACTGTGGTCCATGGAGTACCGCATCACCGGGGACAAGCCGCGGGCGATGGAGTTCGCTCGCGGCTTCCTGGACCGGTACGCGCACTTCCTGGCGGAGAAGATCCGGGACGACTCCTGGAGTCGCCGGGACCGCTGGGGTCGGTACGAGGAGGAGCAGCGTGAAGCGGGTCAGTGCCACGGCGCCGACCTCATCGACCCGGAGGTGACCTCATGACGCACCACATCGCCCGACAGATGATCATCGTCAGCCAGATCCTGAAAGAGCGCGACGCACAGGACGCCCTCTTCGGCCGTCAGGACGACCTCCCGAACGGTACCGGGCCGGAGTACGAGCCGGATGCCGTCAACTACGCCGACGCCTACCGGGAAAGCTGTGAGCGGGCCTTTGTCGACGGTCGCGGTACCTTCCGGCACGTCTTCCTGGAAGAGGTCTTCGAGGCCATGGCGGAGGACGACCCCGTCAAGCTCCGCGCGGAACTGGTCCAGGCCGTCGCCGTCGGCGTGAAGTGGCTGGAGGCCATTGACAAGCAGGAGGAGGAGAGCCAGTGAAGTACCTGGACCGAGACGGCGATACGTGGGAGACGCTGTCCGATAGTCCCGCGTGGCTACTCTGCACGAAGTCCAAGGTTGACGGCTTTGCTGGTCAGGCCAGGCCAACGGAGGACGCAGAGACGGAGTACGGCCCCTTGCGACCCGTCTCCGACGACGCCCCTATAGAGCCCCTGGAAGCCCCCTCTGCGGCTCTCCCGTCAACCACTGACGTGATGGAGCGCGGGGACATCTTCCGGGCCGCCCACGCCCTCGTGAGGGACCTGGAGTGGGACGAGCGGGAGTACCCGGCGGTGTTCGACGTGCTGAGCGTTGCGAAGTGGCTGGAGGGTTCGGAATGAGCATGGCCCAACTCGTCGCAGCCGGCGCCCCGGAGCTGCCCGCGGGCTACTTCTACCGGGTGCACACAACAAGCATCCGCTCCCTGAAGGTGGAGATCCGCGAACAGCGGCGCTTCAGGTCTCGGGCCGTGGCTGACACGTGGGTCCTCGACAAGCCGGAGGAGTCGGCGGAGGAGTCCATCGTCAAGGCGTGCGCGCGGGCTTTCAAGGAGTGGCAGGAGGAGGACGCCGTGCGGGCGTCGTACCGGGCCGTGTCGGCGTACGTCGGTGACCACGATCCGAAGGGCGGTAAGTGATGGGAGTTTCAACTGACGCCATCCTGGCGTATGGATACGAGCTGCCAGAGTTCGACCCCGAAGAGCTGGAGTGGGTCGAGGAGGATGAGGACGGCTACACCGACTTCCACGACTCCGTTGAAAAGCGGCTGCGAGCGGCAGGCGTTGAGGGCGTGAGCGTCACATCACACTGCTCTGTGGACTACCCGATGTACCTCCTAACGACGACTGAGCGGAGGTCGTGGCGCGGTTCGGTGGGCAAGGTCGACGCCCACGAGATGGTTGCCCGACCGGTCTCGGAGGGTTGGGACGCCAAGCTCGACGCCGCGATGAAGGCGCTGGGGCTGACGTCGCCGCAAGAGCGTCCGTCGTGGCTCCTTGTCTCGGATTGGGGGTGACGCATGACCTACACCCTCGCCGACGCCGTCCGCGACGAGTTCGAGCGCACGCATCCGCGGGGCAAGAACACCCTCAAGTGCGTGCAGTGCTACCGGCGCAAGGACCGGGAGGAGTTCCGCGAGACGCCGTGGCATGGACGGGCCGCAGCGTGCAAGCGCTGTGAGGGCGTGACGTGGATGGTGCTCCAGTACGAGCAGCAGCGATGGGCGCTGGAGCAAGAGCGGGAGAAGACGCGGATGCTGCGGAGGCACGTCCAGCGGCTCCGGTTCCAGCGGATCTTGGCGTCGGTGCCGTCGTCGGCCGCTGCGCTGCGTGCGGCCGAGCAGCCGTACATGGATGCTCTGGAGCGCGCCCACCTCCGCATGTCGGCGGCAGTGGCCACGCTGCCCATTCCGAACCCTGAGCGTCGCCTGAAGCGCGCACGACTCACGAAGGAGAACCGATGAACAAGTCCGAAGCCTGGTACATCTACCGCACCTGGCGCGCGCAGTTCGAGCCTGAGAGTACGTGGCCTGTGATGGAGGCGCACGCGAAGCTCAGTCAGCGGCACCCGCATCTCTACCCGCCGCAGGTTCCGGAGACCTTCCGCGGGCCGAAGTGGGGGAAGCTGTGACGCCCCAACCAGGAGACTTCGCCCTCACCCGAATCAAGGGCCTGACCGGTGCCTTCGTAGCAGCCGGCCAGGCCCTCGTAGGTGATGCGGCTCCCGTTCAGCACGCCTTCGTCTACGTCGGCAACGGCTACATCGTCCAGGCCATGCCGGGCGGGGCGGAGAAGATCCGTCTCGACGAGGCGTCGGAGCCGGTTCTCTGGTCGACGGGCGCCTTCGACCTGACGGCCGCGGAGCGCATGCGGATCTGCTACGAGGCCCGGAGCCTCGTCGGGACGCCGTACTCGTTCCTCGACTACGGGTCGATAGCGCTAGCCCACTACCGCATCCGGCCCCGGTGGGTGCGGGAGTTCGTGGCGGACTCGGGCCACATGATCTGTTCCCAGCTCGTCGACGAGGTGCACCTCCGGGCCGGCGTGCATCTGTTCAACGACGGGCGACTCCCGGGTGACGTGACTCCGGGGGATCTGTACAAGGTGCTGCGCCCGAAGCGCGTGGCATCGACGGACCGGGATCTGAGGAGGCTGGCTCGTGGGTGATCAGTGTGGAGCGCCGGAGGTCTACGACAGCTCCGACGAGTACAACCGAGAGGACCGCATCGAAACGTACTACCAGGGCTGGGGCGCCCGTGAGATGGCGGAGCGCATCGTCGAGCTAGAGGACGAGCTAGGGGCGGACGTCGACGGCATCTGCACCGGCATGCACGCCGACGTGGCAGAGGCGCACGCGGAGGTGGAGCGGCTTCAGGGGCAGTTCAAGACTGCGCAGGAAGCCGTCAAGGTCGCTATGCGCTGGCTCCGAGACGCAGACTTCGAGCGCGACCGCTACCGTCTCGCCTGGCTCTCCGCCCGTCGCCGTGCCGCGGATGAGCACGTCTTCGGCATGGAGGCGCTCCAGATGCGTGACGACGAGATCCGGCGCCTGAAGGCAGAGCTGGAGGCGTCGCGTAAAACGACTCACGCGCCTCGTCTGGAGCACGTGGGCGGCGACGAGGACGGACCGGTCTACAAACTCGCCGAAAGTCCAGCGTCACATCCGGCCCCGATTACGACATAACTCATGTGTAAGGCCGAACGAACGGCCGCACACACCACGCACACCGCCAACGAGAGGCACTCACACATGGCCAACAACCTCAAGTCCATCTGGGACGCCGACCCCGACGCCGCTCCGAAGGAGGCCCCCTCCTTCTCCGACGACATCGCCGGCCGTTTCCGGTCCGGTCGCCTCGTCAAGACGGGGCGGACGGAGACTCCGGAGTCGCTCAACGAGTGGCGCGTGACCACCGGGGACCCCACCGTCGCCGCGAAGATCGCGGAACTCCTGGGCGGTGAGCCGGAGCCTTGGGAGACGGACCGTGAGGACAACATCGAGATCCTGACCGACGCCAAGACGGTTCAGATCATCATCGAGGCCGACGGCGTCGACGCGTCCTTCAAGCAGTTCGTTCCCGGCGCCGGGATGACGCACCACTGCGACGGCTTCACGTACCTGTCCCCGGACGAGGACAAGGGCCAGTCCTGCGGCTGCCCGTCGCTGATCGCGGAGCGGAAGCTGAAGGCGCAGCAGATGCGCGGTCCGAAGCCGTCCGTCGACATCACCTTCCGCGTGGCGGACGCTCCGGACCTGGGCAAGTTCCGCTTCAACTCCGGTAGCTGGAAGCTCGTGGAGGCTCTCGGCCCGCTGTTCGCCGACCTCGACAAGCACGGCAACGCCGGGGACGAGGAGAGCGGCGCCGACGGCGTGCCGGTGCGAGCCTCGCTGACGATCGAGAACGTCACCTACGTCCCGAAGAAGGGACCGCGCGCGGGTCAGACCGTCTCGTACAACAAGCCGGTGATCAAGGTCTTCGGACCGGCCGCCGCTGAGGCCGCGGAGGACGTGGACCTCAGCAAGGCCGCGTAAGCGCCACACGCAGTACGGGCAACACAAGGCGCCGCTCCCAATGATTCCGGCACTGGGAGCGGCGCCTCCCACGATTCTACGCACACTGAGGAGGAGAGACATTGCCGATCCTGAGCCTGTGTTCAGGCTACGGCGGGCTGGACCTGGCCGTCGAAGCCCTGACGGGAGACAAGACGGCTTACGTCGCGGAGGTCGACGAGGCGGCAGCGAAGGTGCTGGCCCACCGCTTCCCCCACGCGCCGAACATCGGCGACATCACTACCTACGACTGGACGCAACTCGTGGGCCAGGTCGACATCATCGCGGCGGGCTTCCCCTGCCAGGACATCAGCAACGCTGGCAAGCGGGAGGGCATCCATGGGAAGCGGTCAGGGATCTACGTCAACGTCATTGAAGCGATTCGCGTCCTTCGACCGCGACTCGTCTTCCTGGAAAACGTCGCGGCGATCCGGTCGCGGGGGCTCTGGCAAGTCGTCGCCGACCTGGCCGCGATCGGGTATGACCTCCGGTGGACATGCCTACGAGCTTCCGATGAGTCTGTTGGACTCGCCCACCACCGGGACCGATGGTTCGCCGTCGCGATGCCTTCCGACGCCCATTGCGGCTGACAGCAAGGACAGCGCGAGCTACCGGGCGGACGGGACGCCGTACAGCGCATCGAGGACCCGGCCCACTCTGACGGATGCCGTGCGGCACCTGCTCCCCACGCCCACCGCGCGTGACTGGCGTTCCGGCGCCTCCAACCTCCACGGGAAGAACGCCCGTCCGCTGAACGAGGTGGTGCTGCTTTTCAAGACCCCCACTGCACATCTCGGCAGGAACGGGGCGGCGCAGCATCCAGACAAGCGGAAGGCAGGCGGGCACGGCCCGACTCTCGATGACGAAGTCTCCTTCCTTCTGCCTGAGCCGGCGGAGGAAGTGCAGGACTGGGCGGACTTCGAGCCCGCCATCCGCCGTCAGGAAGCCGTCACCGGCCGCCGGGCACCCATCCCCACAGAGATCGGCCCCCGCGGAGGACGTCGGCTGACGTCTCGGTTCGCCGAGTGGCTCATGGGCCTGGCCGACGGATGGGTCACCGACGTACCGGGGCTGAAGCGGGCGGAGCAGATCCACAAGATCGGCAACGGCGTGGCGCCGCATCAGGCTTACGAGGCGTTCCGGCGCCTCCTGGACATCGACGTACACCAGACACTCACAGAGGAGAGCTGACATGGGCAAGGCCCGACTGACCGACTACACGGGAGCGGAGATCCACCCCGGCGCCCTCGTCTCCTACGCGACGCGACAGGGCAACCTCGTCCGCCTCTCGGAGGCCATCGTCCTGGAGCTGGAGAGCAACAAGGCGGCCGGCGTGGTCGTCCCGCTCGTCAAGGTGAAGCCGACGGGGCGCGACTCGGGGTTCATCAGCCGCAAGACACTCGCGGTCCAGACGGTCGCCGCGGATCGCATGGTCGTCATCGGTGACACGAAGGGGGAGAGCAAGTGACGGAGCGCTTCGAGGTGGGGCAGAAGGTACGGCACGACGGAAGGGGAGAGGTGGAGATCGCCTACGGCCCCTTCACCAACACCTTCGGGGCCACGCGGTACGTCATCCGCTTGGGGGACGGACGGGAGACCTACACCGGACCGGACAGCATCTCCGCCATCCCCGCTCCGCCCGCCTTCGCCGTTGGTGACGAGGTGAAGTACGAGTACGGCGGGGGCGGCAAGCTCGTTGCCGGCCCGTTCAAGTCGGAGCACCACGACGAGCCCATCTGGGTCGTGGAGAAGCCGAACGGCACCCACATGACACCGACGCAGAACAGCCTCACGAGGGTGGAGGCGCCGTCCGTAAAGGTGGGTGACCGGGTGCGGGTGGTGGAGGACGATCCGACCTATCGGACCGGCGAGTACGTCGGCAAGGTCGGCGTCCTTACGGCGGATTACTCCAGTAACGAGTACGACCACGCCCCTTACGTCGTCCAGTTCGGAGACGGCACCGGTAGCCACGGCACCTCGAACGGCAAGTGGTGCGTGAAGGCCGTCGAGCCCATCACCGACGAGGACACCTACGAGTACAACGGCGTGGTCTACGACCTGACGGCAACGTACCGGGACCGGGAAGGCGACTCCCTCCGCATCAAGCTCGTGAACGGCGTCCCGCGCGTGGCCTGGTTCGACAACACCCCCGACGAGTACGACGACACCCTGTCGGAGGCCCTGGCGCAGTACGGCCCCCTCACCCGCGTCACCGACTGATCAACCCGCACACCACGGCCCCCGGACATCGACGATCCGGGGGCCTTCGCACGAACCACTCACGGAGGAGAGAACATGGCGTTCAAGGTTGGCGACAAGGTGGAGCACGGAACCTTCGGCAAGGGAGAGATCGCCTTCGGCCCGTACCTGTCGGCGTTCGGAGTCGAGCAGTACCTGATGTTGGTGGAGGACGGTAGGCACTACGTCCTGCGGGCGGACGCCGACTTCAAGCCGGCCGCGAAGTTCGAGGTCGGGGACAAGGCGACCGGCGCCTACTCCAGGCGGGTGTACACCATCGTGGGCGGCCCCTTCAAGGGGACCACGGGTCGCACGTGGTACGCCACGGAGAACCGGGACGGCACGGTCGACCAGAACAGCGAGGGCAACCTTCTGGCCGTCACCCCGGAGCCGGCGAAGGACGAGGCCCTGAAGGTCGGCGACGTCGTCCGCATCCTGGAGGACAAGGCATTCGGCGCCGACGTCAAGGCGGGTGACCTTTTCGTGGTCAAGCGGTTCTGCGGAAACTACCCGGATCGGATCTGGGTCGACGCCGACTCCGGAGCGTGGACCGACGAGTGGGTCTTCCGCCCGCAGGACTTCGAGAAGGTGGCGGCCGACGAGGCGGCTGTGGTCGCTGACAAGATCTACGACCTGACGGCCCGGTACCGCGACACCGACGGCGATTACTGGACCTTCAAGGACGTCGACGGCACCGTCCGCGGGTACTGCGCGGGCAGCAACCGCGACATGTCCCGCATGATCGACTCCGAGAGCGACACCCTGGAGTCCGCGGCTCGTGAGTACGGCCCCCTCGTCCGCGTCTGACCCCCAGCCCCCGGTGACTTCGGTCCCGGGGGCTTTCGGCGTAGGAAGACCGAGAGGAGAGGCACATGGGGCCCGAACCGTTCGACTTTGACGAGCCGGAAGCGGCGCGACTTCGCAAGGCCGGGGAGCGCGCACTCTGGTACGCGCTCCGTCACGCGGGGTGGTCGGACACGCAGATACACAACGGCCTGCGCACTCACCGTGCGGGCGTCCTGGACGAGGCCGCGGAAATGGTCGCCAACCCCGCGCTCCGAACCGGGATGGGCTGGGAGAGCGCCGTAAAGGTGTTGACATCGGAAGCCGTGCGGATCCGCGAGGAGCGCACCTACGGAGACTCGGTATGACTGGCGCCTTCCACACCATCGACGCCGCCATGGCTCCGGCCCTCGGCGACGTCCGCAGCGCCGGCCCCGGTGATCTGGTCTACATCTTCCCCGACGCGACGAGCCGGAAGGACTTCCCGAAGTACTGGGAGGCGGCCGGTACGGCGATGAGCCGGGGAGCGCAGGTGGTTGTGATGAGGAGAGAGGAGAGCACATGAGGGACTCGTTCGGAACACGCATCGAATCCGGGGACTACGTCCTGTCAGCTGCCTCGTCCAGTGGCTTCTTCAAGCTGGGCGTCGTCTACCTGGCGCCGTCGGGGCGGCTGATGATGGAAGTCACCCGCTCCAACTGGGACCGCGCGGCCCGACGCAGTGAGGTCGGATCGAACGTCCTCGTCCTGCGCAAGGCGGACGGGACTGTGCCGACGGTCGTGGCGGGGGAGGAAGGCTGATGGCACGTCACACGGGCGACGACACGGAGACCTTCCGCGCAGTTCTGGAGTACGAGCAGCCGAAGCCCAACCCGGAGTACCACTATCGGCATCGCCGGGACGTGCCGCAGTTCCTCGACGAATGGGAGCCGCGTACGAGCTACATGGGTCCGTACTCGACGAGGGGTGCGGCCCGCGCGCAGATGAGCCGGCACCGACGGGAGACGCTGTGGGACGGTGCACGGCTCATCCGTGAGTACGTGCAGCGCTCACCACTGACGTGGGAAGACGTCACATGAACGTCCGCGAACCCGGCATGCGCATCGTCCACGCCCTCCCCGACCTGGAGCCCGTGGAGTTCGACAAGCCGCGCTGTGTGTATGCCTCGTGGATCACGGAAGAGCTGATGAGGGAGACGGAGGAAGGATGAGGGCGTACTACAAGCCGTCGACACAGCACAAGTACTGCATCTACCTCACGACCGAGGAGCGTGCGGAGCTACTGGAGGAGTGCGAAGGCGTCGACCCGGACCTGACGCCGAAGTGGGCAAAGGTGCTGGCGGCGTTGACGAACCCGCGAGACGGCTCCGCCTGATCTCCTCCACGCCCCCTCCGCATCTGTGGAGACCCTGTGCCCAGCCGTAACCAAACAAGCGTTCCAATCGTTGAGGTTGTACGACACAGGCACCGGGTATGACGTGCGCATATTCAAGGGGTAAGGGGTCACGGTGACGGACGAACAGCGCGGGCATCTGACGTACGGCGGGAAGTCGTGGGAAGTCGAGTCGGCTCCCGTCGTCGTCGACGAGGACGGGGAGTCGCTCCTCCTCGAAGTGTGGGTCAAGAGAGGTGAGTCCATCGGCAAATCCAGCGAAGGCTAAGGGCACCGCGTGGGAGTCGGCCCTCGTCGCCTACCTGCGCGAGCATCACAACCCGGGCGTCCATCGGAACGTACAGATGGGCGCCCGCGACATCGGTGATCTTGATGGGTACTACCTCCACGCCGTAGAGGCGAAGGCAGAGAAGACCATCACCCTCGCCGACTACATCGCGCAGGCCAACCGCGAAGCCATCCACGCCGGCCAGCCGTTCGGCTGCGCGGTCGTGAAGCGGCGGATGAAGGGCACGGCGGACGGCTACGTCGTGAGGGACGTGCGGACGGACGTGCGGCTGATAACGCGGCTGAAGATCATGGAGGAGGCACTCCAGGACGCCGACTACGACCGCTGGTACGACATCGACGAGGAGCTAAGGGAGGCAGCGTGAAGACGCGCATCACGTTCACTGGGATTCTGGAGTTCGACGGCGAGACGGACCGTGATCCGGAGGAGGCCGTCGACATCGCCCTCCTGCGCGGTGACAAGCACGCGGATTACACCCTCTTCCACACCGGCCCCATACGGGCGGAGCACGTCGGCGACGACGAGTAGCGCGCAAAACGACTCACGCGGCAGCACCGCGAAGCACTGACACAGGGGGCGTCCTCCGGGGCGTCCCCTTCCGCATGCATGAGAGGGGAGAGACCTTGCGACTGTCCGAAATCCTGGGGCGGCTGGAGGGGGCGGAGGAAGATCACGACGGCCACCTTGCCCTGTGCCCAGTGCACAACGACCGGGCGCACCCGTCACTGAAGCTCACGCTCAAGGCGGACGGCATGCTCCTCATGGTCTGCCGTACCGGGTGCCCGAAGCCCAAGATCCTGGAGAAGATGCGACTGCGGGAGTCCGACCTCTACGACGTCGTCAACGACCTGGGCACGTCGACCATCAGCGCGAAGGCGCCGGAGAGCATCGGTCCCGGGGAGATTGCCGGGCTTCGCGTGTTCGTAGATGAGACGTCGGCTGCCCTGGAGCCGGAGTCGGAGGCGGCCTCCTACCTCTTCGACCGCTTCGGCGTCACGGCGGAGTTGGCAGAGGATCTGGGTGTTGGGTATGCGGCACCGGGCCGACGTCCTCAGCCGTGGCTCTCCCGGGGCTTCACGAGGTACCCCCGTGTAACCGTCCCCCTCTACGGCTTTGATGGTGTGGCGCGGGGGCTCCAGGGGCGCGACATCACGAAGCAGTGCACCGCGCGGTGGATGTCCCTGACGAACGTCGACGGGCGCCAGTGGAGCAAGTATGGCGTCCTGGTCGCTGGCACCGGATATGACGTCATCCTCGTGACGGAAGGCCCGGGAGACGGCCTCACCTCCGTCAGTGTCGGTTACGACGCGCTCCTCATCCGCGGTGCTGGTCTGGCGTCGAACGCGGCGCTTGTTGCTGAACTCGTTGAGAAGCTCCGCGGTCGTGACGTCATCCTCGCCTTCGACCCGGACGACGCGGGGGAGCGAGGGGCGAAGGCCCTTGCGGCGGCACTCATCGCGGACGGCAACCCGCCTCGTCAGCTCTCCTTTCCGAACCGTAAGGAGGACTTGACAGCTTGGCGCGAGCGCGACACCGCCGCCTTCCCTGGGCAACTCCACGCAGCCGTGCGCGCGGCATCCGTCGTCGAGCTGGAGGCACCGAAGTCGGAGCCGACGGCGGACGACGAGGACGACGTCAACGCCACTGACGCCGCCCTTCAGACCATGTCTCAGTCGGCGCGTGAAGCCTTCGACCTCACCGACGTCGGCGTGGCCGTGCGGCTCCGCGACTACATGGTCCGCTCTGGCGGGGGAGTGCGCTACGCCCCTGGGCTGGGCTTCCTCGTCTGGGACGGCAAGGTGTGGGCGCCGGGGGGCGACGAGGTTCGGACCGCTCTTCTTCGGATGGGCGCGGAGCTGATCGCGTCGGGCGATGACGGGGCGAGGAAGATCGCTCTGCGCGCGCTGACCAACCGGGCCATCGAAGACATCATCAAGGTTCTGCCCTCGGTGCCCGGAGTCCCGGCGTCGGCCAGTGACTTCGACGCGGACCCGGAGCTTCTGTCCGTCGCGAACGGGACCGTCAACCTGCGCACGAAGACGATGCGTCCGCACGATCCCGCGGACATGATCACGCGTCGCCTCGACGTCGCGTACCGCCCGGGTGCGAAGGCGGAGAGATGGCTCCAGTTCCTCGACGAGATCTTCCCCCACCACCCGGAGCTACCCGCGTACATGCGGCGGCTCATCGGCTACGGGATCACCGGATCGACGGCAGAGGAGTGCTTCGTCTTCCTCCACGGCGACGGCAAGAACGGGAAGAGCAAGTTCCTGGGCGCCCTCATCGACACCTTCAAGGGCGTCACAAAGTCGACGGAGTTCTCCACCTTCGAAAGCCGCGTGGGCGTCGGCCAGGCGTCGCCGGAGGTGGCGGCACTCCGTGGCGCGAGACTCGTGACGGCGAGCGAGACGGAGAAGTACAGCCGTCTTGCGGAGGGGCTCATCAAGCAACTGACCGGCGGCGACCCGGTGACGTGCCGCATGCTCTACGGCGCACCGTTCACCTACGTGCCGTCGTTCCTCCTCCTCGTCGCCGGCAACTACAAGCCCGCCATCCTGAGCCAGGACTACGGCATCTGGCGACGAGTGAAGCTCGTCCCGTTCGAAGCCTCCTTCAAGGGCGCGAAGGCGGACCTGAACCTTGCCGCCCGTCTCCGTGCCGAACGGGAGGGCATCCTCGCGTGGGCCGTCGACGGAGCCGCGGAATGGTACGCCCACGGCCTCCAGGAGCCTGACTCCATCGCCACGGCCACGCAGGACTACCGGGAGTCGGAGGACCGGCTTGCTGAGTTCCTCGTGGCCCGGTGCGTCGAGGAGCCGGACGCCCGTGTCGCCCCCATGGCCATCCGCCGGGCCTACCAGGAGTGGGCGGAGGACGCGGGACTGAGCCGGAAGGAGATCCTCTCCGGCTGGGCTCTGGGCGTCGAACTGGAGAGCCGCGACTTCACGAAGGCCAAGAGGGGAGGGCGCTGGGGCTTCGAGGGACTGCGACTCATGACCGACGAGGAGCGCGAAGCGATAGGGCGCCAGGAGGAGACCGACGACACCCCCGACGCACCGACCGACATCTTTGGACAGCCGAAGGAGGCAGCATGATTGAGCACAGCTTCCCCGTGCTGGGGGAGTCCATCCCTGTGCGTGTCCCTCAGACCGTCGACGACTTTCGCGAGTTCCAGCGGTACATCATCGACCGCGCGAACGCGGGGGAGCGGGTCGCATACGACACGGAGACCACCGGGCTCGACACGTTCTCCGCCGGCTTCCGCATCCGGACCGCACAGTTCGGCACGCCGGAGGAGGCGTGGGTCCTTCAGGTGGAGCTGGGTGACGATCTACAGCGGCTCGCGTCGTGGGCGCTGCGGACTCTGCCAGCTCTGTCCATGCAGAACCGTAACTTCGACATGCTGGCCTCCGACAGGCACTTGCCTGGCATCACGCTGGAGGAGCTGGCCCCGAAGACGCTCGACACGTACATCTTCAGTCACTTGTCGGACCCTCGCCGACGAGATCAGGGAGGCGTGGGCAACGGTCTGAAGGATGCGGCGGCGCACTACGTCGACCCGTCCGCCCCGGACACCCAGGGCGGACTGATCGAGGAGTTCCACAAGATCGGCTACACGAAGGACACCGGGTGGCCACACATCGACATCAACAACCCGTTGTACCTGAGCTACGCAGGCGGGGACGTCATTCTGACGTCTCGGGTCCTCCCGAAGGTCCAAGCTCGCGTGAGGGAGTTAGGGGTGAACCCCGCCCTCGTGCCCTTTGAACACGAAGTGGGATTCATCTGCGCTCTCGTCGAGCGGCGGGGCATGCGCATCAACCGCGAGTACACGACACGTCTCTCCTCCGAACTGGCGGAGGAGGCGGCACGGTGGGCAGCGGAGGCGAAGAGGTACGGCGTCGAGAACATCAACTCCACCCGCCAGGTATCCGAAGCGCTGCTAGGCATGGGGGAGGTCATCAAGGAGCGCACGGACGGAGGGGCCGTCCAGGTCGACGGCAAGGTGCTGAAGCGCCTGGCCGACGTCGACAAGGACTGGGAGCCCATCGAGTCGCGCACGCCCAACCCGTTGGCGATGGCGATCCTTCGCAGTAAGCGCGCGGCGAAGTGGCGCCTGAGCTACGCGGAGGCCATGCTCCGCACGGCGGACGAGAACGACCGCGTACACCCGAAGATAGGGGCGCTGGCCGCCAGGACGGCTCGCATGTCGATCAGCGACCCGCCCTTCCAACAACTCCCGTCGGGAAAATGGGAGGTCCGTCACTGCGTGGAGTCCGACGACGGGCACCGCATGATCTCCGTCGACTATTCGTCCGTGGAGCCGCGTGTGATGGCGGCTCTGTCCGGAGACGAGCGCATGACGGCCGCCATCCTGGAAGGCGCCGACCTCCACAACCTGACGGCCGCGAGCGTCTACGGCCCGGGGTTCACAAAGGGTCAGCGCAAGGTGGCGAAGGTCGTTCAGCTTGGGGTGGCGTACGGAGGCGGGGCGAAGACCATTGCCGCACAGACCGGCCTCACCCTCGCTGCCGCGCAGGATGCCGTGAAGGGATACAAGCGGACGTACCCGCGGCTCGCCCGCTACATCCGGCAGCTTCAGGGCCAGGTCATCCGCAACGGCTACACGCTGCGGACGCCCTCCGGCCGGCGGCTGGTGTTCGACCGGGACGCCGCCTACGCCTCGTTCAACGGGGAGATTCAGTCCACGGCCCGGGACATCTTCGCCCAGGGGATGTTGGCGATTCACGAGCGCGGGCTCACTCCTCATGTCCTACTCCCGGTGCATGACGAAATCGTCGCGGATGCGCCGGAGAAGGACGCGAAGGAGGTGGCCCGGGAGATCGGAGAGGCCATGGCGACCGTGATCCGCGGCATCCCCATCGACACAGACCCGGACGTCGGGGGGCGCACCTGGGGCTCGCTCTACATGAAGAAGGCAGCAACGATGCTGGAGCACGACGAGTGGTACGCGGCGCACCCCGACGAGGCGCGAGCGGCGGAAGAGGCGCGTAAGTGACCCCCGCTCGCCTGGCACCCTCAATCACACGGGGCCGCACCGCAGTTGACCGCACGGTGGCGGGATTCCGTCCCCCTGCCGTGCGGTCCGTGGCCCGCCCCATCCGCGTCACGCCCTCTCTCCGGCCACCGGAGCCCCCGCTCTCCCCCTCCCGTCGTGACGTTCTGCGACGGTGGGAGGAGGCGGAGGACTGGTCTTGTGCCTACTGTGACGCCTCGTTTACACAAATGGTTGTAGCGGAGGTGGATCACGTCCGTCCGCTTGCGAGGGGCGGCGTTCACGAGTGGCTCAACTTGGCGCCGGCGTGCGCTACATGCAACCGCGCGAAGGGTGACCAGGATGTCGTGTCATGGATGTCCAAAAGTGCTGGTGAGGGCTTCACGTCCCACGCCCGGTCCGTCACGTAGGGCGACGCGGAACGGTCGCGACACGTTGTGGGGGACTTGTGAAGGTAACGACTTCATAACGCAAACTGGTTGAACTCTGAGACATGTCGGCCGACATAACCCCAGGTGAGATTGGTCGACCGACATAAGCGGTCTAGACGAGTGGCCGGTTTGAATCGGACTTTCCATCACATAGCGGCGCAGACAACGGACTTGATCCGGCCGCATGCTCATTGCCTGTGGAGGTTGTGTGACTTACAGTCCTGATCACGTCGCAGATGGACACCGAATGTCAGAACTGATCGACGCGCTGATTCAGGCGGCGCTCGAAGTCCGGCAGTTCGTGACCGTCTACGACGACGCAGCAGACATGCCGGGCCGACGGCCTGACGTGGATGCGGACGGCACGGGGCGGATGGCGACACGAGACCCGGGCCGGCCCACGGAGGCGACGGCGCTCGACGAGCGACGTACCGCACTACAGGCAGAACTCAAAAATGGCGCCGAATGGCTCGCCTACGCAGTGGCAGCGACTCGCGGCGTCTCCGCATCCATGGATCGTGCGCTTCTCCAGTGGGAGGGGGAGGACACGGCCCTCCATTTCCCAGGGGGAACCACAATTGATCATCGTAACGGGGCCGCAGGACAGTGACGAATCGATCGGCTTCCTCGCGGAGATGGCGGGGCTCCTGGGAGCGGTTCCCGCGTTCAATGCCGTACTCCAATGGGCCACGGCCACGGTGCTCTACTGCCTCGCCGGCTGGGAGAAGTGCTCAGCGGCCGTAGCTGACGTCTCCCTTGCGGAGTCGTTCGGACTCGACATCAAGTACCTGGCCGTCTGACCCGCGTAAAACGACTCACGCGGCGCGCCCCCGTTCCGACGCGGGACGGGGGCTTTCGTCTACCCCGAACACTGTGTGACTCAGGTCACAAAACACGAGCGTCACATTCGCTCCGGATTACGACACAACACAAGTACAAGGCACACACGGAGGAGATCACATGAGCCGCGACCAGATCAACGCCGACCAGATCCGCGCCGCGCAGGGCGGGGACAGCGACGCCATGTGGCAGATCGTCATGGGTCTGGACGCGACTCTCCGCGGCATCGTCCGCAGCGTCGCCCCGACCGCGAGCCGGGAGGACGCGGAGGACTACCTCCAGGAGGCGCGGGTCGTGCTGATCCAGCGCATCAAGGACTTCGACTCCGACGCCTCCTCCGCAGCGCTGATGACTTACGTGTACCAAGCGGCTCGCCGGGCCGTGACGGAGGCGCACATCAGCAACTCGTGCCCGGTATCCATCCCCGCGTCGGCCGCGATCGTCGTGCGGCACCTCCTGTGGCGTCACGGTGGCAACGTCGAGAAGGTCTGGGAGGAGCTGGAAGGCCAGAAGAGTGCCACTCACAAGATCTCCCGGGAGATGTTCGTCTCCCTCCTCGAAGCACTCGCGGATGTGACGAGCCTCGACGCTCCCGCCGGAGGAGATGACGCCGACGGATCCGGCCTCACGCTTTCCGACGTTCTCCCGGACCACTCCGCCTACGCCCCCGACTCCTTCGAGCGCGTCGACCTGGCCCGGTGGCTCATGACGCAGATCCCCCCGCGCCAGGCATACGCGCTCCGTGCCTTCTACGGCGTCGGCATGACGAAGCAGGAGGAGACGGAGACGTGCGACGACCTGGCCGTCAAGCCGACCGCCCTCCGCAAGCTCCGCTCCCGCGGACTGGACAGCGCCCTGACCGTCGCCACCGCGCACGGCCTCAGTGCGTGAAGCACACACCTGACCACAACCCACGACAGGACGATCAGCCATGAACCGACTCCCTTCCCTCGACGACTACGACCTCTCCGGCGTCCGCCCCGACGAAGCCGTCCTCTGGGGTGACGACGTGATGTACGCCGTCGAGGCCCGCAGCGACGGAGAGACCTTCGACGGCTACACCGTTGACACGCTCTAGTACGTGCCCGCCGCGTAAAACGACTCACGCGACTCGAAGTTACGAACTGAGGAGAGAACATGACCGAGTACACGGTTCGCTGCAAGTACGACGCTGACGATACCTTCATGGCGGTGCCGCAGAATGGCGACGGACTTGTCGGACTCCGGGCCCTCCAGAACGAGACGCTCAAGGTCTCTGCCTACGTCCGCCCGACGACGCCCGCACCTTCGCCCGCGGCATCCTCGCCCTGGCCGACGAGATCGACGGGGGAGAGGCGGAGGCGCCGGCCCCGACGCCCGACGTCAAGGTCGGTGACCGGGTCCGCATCGTTCGCAGTGCCCCTGGCGACCGTGGCCGCCACGAAGGCGACGTCGGCACGCTGGACATCGTCGACCCCGACGACTCCGTCCTCACGTACCGCGTGCGGCTGACGGACCGCACCACGTGGTGGTGCATGGAGGTGGAGCACGTGGGCGACACCCGTCCGAAGGTCGGTGACCGGCTCCGGGTGACGGAGGCTGGTGCCAACTGCGCGCCCGTGCGTGAGGGCCAGATCATCACCGTTCACGCGACCGACTACGACAACGACAACGGCGTTGACTACGTCCGTACCCGCCTGGGCGACGTCGACGAGTACGCCTACTTCATCTCCCTGGACAACGTCGAACCCGTCACCGACGAGCCGGCCGACCTCATCGAGAGCGCGGCGGACGCCAGCCCGGAGCCGACCCCCTCCTCCTCCTTCGCCCACCACGTCACCGAAGCGAAGCGCCTCCTGGCCGACACCGACCACACCGGAGCCGACGTCGTCGCCCTGGCCGTGGAGCTGGACGAGCGCTGACGCGTAAAACGACTCGCACACCGCCAACCACCAACGAAGGAGAGCACATGACCACCGCCACGAACATCGTCACCCTGACCAAGGACGACGGCGCCAACCCCCTGGACGGCGTCACGAAGCTGGGCATCGGCGCCTCGTGGGACACCACGACCGGGGGCTCCGGCGGACTGATGGGCTTCGCCCGCAAGGCCCGCGGCACCGACCTCGACGCCTTCGCCATCCTCATGAGCGGCAACGACCCCGTCCGCCTCGCCGGACTCGACGTCTCCGACCCCCTCCAGAACGGCGCCGTGACCCACTCCGGCGACAACCAGACCGGGCACGGGGACGGCGACGACGAGCTGATCGAGGTCGACTTCACCCGGGTGCCGCCGCAGGTGACCAGCGTCGTCTTCGTCTGCGCCGCGTACAAGAAGGGCTCCGACTTCCGCAAGGCGGCGAACGTCTCCTTCAAGGTCTACGACTCCTCCGGCGGCAGCACGGCGCAGGTAGCGGACATCTGGCCGTCGCTCCTGGGCTCCGGCAACGCCATCGCCGTGGCGAAGGCGGTCCGGGCCGGCTCGTCCTGGACGCTGGAGGTCATCAACGAGCGGGGGACGGTGCGGCAGGGGGATCAGGACAGCCTCCTCCGCTTCGCCGTCGGCAAGTAGCCGCGTAAGTCGTTTCACGCGACTTCCCCTCACGGGGTTGTGTGGTCGACATACGCCGTGCCATAGTCGTCTCATCGCAAGGCACACACGGGGGCTCCTTCCAGGAGGGGCCCCCAAGGGGAGGGAAGGCCATGAACGTCGAGACGATGAAGCGCACGCTCCTTCGCACGAACCGCTACGGGGCGACGCTCCAGACGCAGATGAAGCGAATGAGGGGCGCGGAGCGCAACGTCCGGAGCCCGCAGGGTCGGGAGCTGATCGCGTCGAACATGGTCTACCGCAAGCGGTACGCGTAGCACGTCGCCCCACGCTGACACGGCAGGCCCGCACACAGACGCCCCCAGCGTCGCGGGAGCGGTTCGAATCCGCCGTGGGGCACCAGAAAGACCCAACGACTTGGGAGAGCACATGAAGCGCAACCCCAACGACAACGCCGTCCGCGCCGCTTTCGACCGGTTCCACACCACGGCGTCGACGAACCGCAAGGCGGCCGTCGAGCAGCTCCACACCGACATGAAGCGCGCCGGGGGACCGGTGCCGCAGGACGAGGAGAAGTGACCATGCCGAAGCCCTCCCGACTCCCCTTCCGCGCAGCCGTCCTCACCGCTTCCGTGGCAACCGTCGCCGCCCTGGCGTTCACCATCGCTCCCGACGCACAGGCGCCGGCCTCTCCGCTCCTGAAGGACGTCGGCACGGCACCCGTCGTGACGCCCTCCCCGAACTCTCCGTCGCCGTTCCGTCCGGAGCCGCGGGAGCCTCGCCAGACGACGCGGGACGAGGAGCGCAAGACACTGACGCCGACCCCGTCCCCGACGGTGGTCAAGCCGTCGAAGAAGCCCGCCGTGAAGCGGCCCGGGAAGGCGCCCGCGGACATCCGCGTCAGCTTCTACCGAGACTGCACGGGCCACGCTCAGGAGTGCATCGACGCCGGCACGCTGACGATGTACGCCGGGCGCATCCTGGCCGGCCACAACTATCAGGGCTACCAGTGGCTTTCCCGCGTCCCCGTCGGCCGCACGGTCCGCGTCATCTCCGGCCCGCTCGCGGGGACGTACAAGGTCTACGGCCACCTGCGCATCAACCGTCAGGGCGGCAAGATCCCCGGCTTCGTGGGGAACCCGGCCCTCGTCCTCCAGTCCTGCGAGGGGAACGGGACGGGGTTCAGTCTCCTGCGTCGGGCGTAGTCGCGTAAGTCGTTTCACGCGGTGGGGTTGTGTGGTCGACATAACCCGTGCCATAGTCGTCGCATCGCAAGGCACTCATGGAAGGCTCATCATGGAGACGATCCCCACCGCCGAAGACATCAAAGCCCGCCGGACGGTCCGGTTCGCCGCGGGACACCTCTCGGCGCACGCCGACTGGACGGGCACGCTGGTGGGGTACAGCACCCTGTACGACACGGTTCACGTGTGCGTGGACGCACCGGGCAACTCGGAGTCGGGTAGCAAGATCACGTACAGCCGGAAGGATGTCGAGTGGTGTGAGCCGGCCCCTGCGGAGGAGGAGTCGGCCTCCGTCGGCCGCCGCGAGACCGTACTCCGCGTCGCCGACGAAGAGCGCATCGTCCGCACGGAGCTGGGCGGGCGCGTCCGCACCGTGAAGCAGCTCGAAACGGCACACACGAAGGCAGTGAAGGCGGCACTTGTCGAGATGCGTCGGGCGAACCTGGCCAACCTGCACCGCAAGGCCGACGAGCTGAAGCGGGCCCGGTGGTACCCGCTCCGCGACCTTGACGTGACGGAGGTTAAGAACAGCATCCGTCGCGCGGAGCGTGGCACCTTCCCGACCCACGGAACCCCGGGTGCGTCGACCGCGCCATTCCCGAGGGTCAAGTTCACCGACGAGATCCCCGCCTACCTCGTCGAGATCGAGCCGGGCCACTACGCGACGGAGGAGGCCGCGGAGTCGCTGGCCCTCTTCTAGCCGCACATGAGCCCCTGTCAATTCCGGTGACAGGGGCTCTTCCTGTACCGCCAACCACTCACAGGAGGAGCCATGCCCGCACTGCCCATCCCCGCCCGCGACGTCCGCCAGGGTGACCGATTCAGCCTCCACGGGTTCCGTCGCACCGCATCCGACGACGCATGGCCGTGGGGCGAGAGCAGCGCCAGCCTGGACTTCGAGGGTGGCGGCTACGCCATCGTGCCGGCCGACACGGAGATCGTCGTCAACCGAGCGGGGGAGGAAGTGCCGTGTTCCGCCTGACGTTCGAGGACGGACTGTCCTTCCTCGTCGACGAGGACGCGCGGCTCCACTTCCTCCGCCTGGCAAAACGCCGGGGCGACGAACTGACCCGGGTCCGCGGGGGCCACGTCATCACCCTCGCTGGCCGACGGGTGCGACGGGTGGCGCTGATCGCTGAAGTCGCGTGAGTCGTTTTACGCGACGGGGTTGTGTGGTCGACATAACCCTGTCATGCTGAGGGCACAGCGAAAGGCACTCGCGTAAGGGGAAATCGTGAACGCGCAGCAGATTAAGGCAGAGCAGTCTGAGATCATCGCCCGCGCATCCATCGGCCGTCTGAGTAACGAGCGCCTTGCCGAGACGTGGATGCTCACCAACGGCCAGCCCGCCGAGCGCAAGGTGACGATCCTGCGCGGCTGGCTCCTCGACGAGATCGAGACCCGCATGGAGCGCGCGACCAGCGTGTGGGGGGACCTGTTCCCCAACGAGATGCAGCGCGACCGCTTCGACGAGTGGCTGACCGCCGACTCCGCACCGGGCAACGACTTCATCAGCCCTCTGCCGTACCTGTCCTGACCCTGGAGCCCCTGTCAATTCCGGTGACAGGGGCTCCGGTCTACCACTCACCATCCACGCACACTTACGAGGAGCCATGAGAGCACTCCGCCGGCTGGACCCCCTTCTCATCCAAGCCGTCATCGCCGCCGCACTCTCCTTCGCCCACATCCACGACATCGCGGAGGCCGCGGGGCAGGGTGGATGGAAGGCGTGGGCCTACCCCGTGTCCGTCGACGTCCTCTTGGTCATGGCCTGGAAGCGCGTCCGGGACGCGGAGGAGGGCGAGTCCGTTGCCGCCGCGCGCCTGTGGTTCTGGCTCTCCCTCGCGGCGTCCATGAGTGCCAACGTGGCGACCGCCGGCGTCGTCGACCTGGAGCACCCTCCGGCGATGCTCCGTGTCCTCGTCGCCGCATGGCCGGTGCTCGCGTTCTTCGGCGGCTCGCTGCTCGTCCACTCGCGCAAGGGACATGCGGAAGTGGCCGACGAGGGGCCGCAGGAGGCCGCTGGAGAGCCTGTGGAGGCTCCGGAGGAGGGAGAGGCCGCCGAGTCCGTCCCGGCGCCTCCTGCGCCCGTTCTGGTGACCTACGCCGAAGCCGCCGACGTCGCCAAGGTGGCGTCCGAGACCATCCGCGGCGCTGCCAACGGTCCGAAGGCCCGCCTGACGAAGTACCGGACGAACGACGGACCGCGCGTCGACCTCGACGAGGTCCGTAAGGTCTACAACCTGCGCCCCGTGGGCGCGTGAGAAAGGGAGAGTCATGAGGGCACTGATCGAAGGACGTCACGGTGATTGGGCGCAGGTTCGTAGCGGCGCCGACGTACCCCCCGCGTTCGCTGACGAAGGGGTGTGGCTCGCTGTCACCGAGGGCCTGGAAGACGGTCACGCAATGGGGCTGACCCCCGCGCGGGCCCGTGAACTCGCTGCCGCTCTCCTCCGCGCGGCCGACGAGGCGGAGGGGCGGGCGTGAGCGACGACGAGCCGACGCCGGTCTACTACTTCTGCAACTCGTGCGGCGAAGAGGTCGACGACGAGGCCGCGGAGTGCTGTGACGACGGAGAGACTGAACCGTCTTACGACATGGAGGGGGCGCTGTGACAACCTCCATCACCTACGCCGACGGCCGGCAGGAGTCCGTCGGCACCGACCGAGGAGTCTTCGGCTCCCTCCTCCAGCTCCGGCGCGAGCGCAAGCAGCGTGAGGCACGCGCGGCCCGTGAGGCCCGGCTCGTCAAGCTGGACCGGGACATCAAGGCCCTGGAGACGTGGCACCACGAGTGGCGCCTCCGCTGGGACAAGGACTACCGCACGTTGCACCCGGGGGAGTGGTGCGGGTACCACAAGGGGCCGCGAACGGGGTGCGAGTGGCTGTGTACGACGACGAGGAGCTACGGCCGGATGCTGGAGCGTCGTCGGGTAGAGGGGGAGGATGTCGTCGACATCGTCACCTGGGACGGGCGAGTCGTCCGACGGGTGCCGGCTCATGCTTCCGGCACAGTGTCGCCGCTGACGACGGCGGAGCGACGCCAGGCGACGCGGAATGTGGTCGACTGGGTCCGCTCGCAGGTCGACGTACCCTAACCTCATGAGCGCACAAACCGGCCCGTGCACGAAGTGCCACGAGCCCACCCGCCGCTACGGACCCGGAGGGAACCCCCTCTGCCCGGAGTGCCTGGCCCTCGTCCGCGAGCGCCAGGGGAAGAAGTAGCACCACCACGAAGGCCCCCGCCATCAGGCAGGGGCCTTCTTTGCGTTGCGGGCTAGATCAGACGTCGCCGCGCTTCACGGCGTCGACGAAGCCCCACCACGAGTCGGCGGAGAAGAGGACCGCCGGCCCGGTGGGGGCCTTGGAGTCGCGCACGGGGAGAGCCGCAGGGACGGCGCCGTGGGCGACCTCGATGCAGTTGTTGTTGCCTCCGCTGTACGACGACCTGGTCCAGTCGAAGCCCGTCGCGGACGCGTTCGGGATCTTGGTCATGAGATGGAGTCCTTCAGTTGTTCTATGAGGTCGGCCGATGCGTCGAACGGCAACGCTGCGGCCCTCAGCCGCTCAAAGGCGCTGCCGTACCGGCGCACTTCCGCAGTGTCCTCGACGTACAACGCACTCGTCAGAGCCTCCACGAGGACGACGTCAAGATCCGCCGTCTCCGGGAAGCCCAGCACCGCGAAGGAGCCGCTCATCCCGGCATGCGGGGGAGCGTCGAGCGGGAGTACTTGAATGGACACGTGCGGAAGTCTTTGTTTGTCGAGCAGCGTTTGTAGCTGCTCCTTCATCATCTGTGGCTGGCTCTTGACCCGGGGACGGAGCGCGGCCTCGTGGATGACTGCCCACAGCTCCAGGGGCTCCCGACGGGAGAGGACGGACTGACGCGCCATGCGGACGTCGACGAGCGCGTCAACCTCCTCCGGCGTGGAGTCCATCCGGATGGCTTCGATCGTCGCGCGGGCATACGCAGCCGTCTGGAGGAGTCCCGGGATCAGGATTGACTCGTAGGTCCGCATCGAGCGGGCGCCGTCCTCCAGGCTGATCAGGTCGGCGTAGGCAGGAGAGATGATGTCGCGGTAGGTCTGCCACCATCCGCGCTGACGCCCGTGGCGGGCCATGTGGTGGAGGACGTCACGCTTTGCGGCGTCGGTGATGTCGACGACGTCCATCAGCTCGTCAAGGTCACCGGGCTTGATCCCCAGCCGGCCCTTTTCGATGCGGTTCAGCTTCGAGGCAGGCCACCCGAGACGCTCTGAGACGTCGGAAATCTTCAGCCCGGCGGCGTCACGGTGACGGGCCAGCTCTCCGCCAAGCTGTCGCGTGCGCACTGTCGGCTCACCCATTGCGCCCCCTCTCGTGGCCATCTTCTCGCCGCGTACTGCGACGGGGCTACAGCTTTCCACAGCGGACCGGGTCCCGCTTAGATCAGAATGCAATTTTGTAGATGTTGCCCGTCGGGTTGCAATCCTCGTCCGACTGGCGACACACTAGACGTGCCATTCCGCACACGGCGAGTCACCGAATGTACGGGGCTTCGTTGTGACGTGTGCCTGATTCCGGGAGGTGGGGGAATGGCGTTACGGAGTGCACTGCCTGAAGCACCGGTCTCGCTGACGGACCCTTTGGACGAGGTTGCAAAGCCCGCCCCCGGGTGCGACGTATGCGGCGCTCTCGCGCGGCAGCGGGAGGAGGCGCTCGACGCAAGCGGGCGTTTCTATGACCCGTCGAAGGCGTCGGATCTCCTCGTCGAGATCGGCCGTCACCCGCACAAGGAGGGGCGGAAGTGACGAGCAGAGATCCGTTCCCCGAAGTCTCCTCCGGCGAGGAACTCGACGACGTCTGGGCCGGCGACTACATCGAATGCGTCGGATGCGTCGACATGGTCCCCATCAAGCCCGGCATGGACCCCGTGGAGTGGGCGAAGAGGCACGCCTCCGAGAGGCCGTGGCACACGCGCTACCGGACAACGCGGATCGTCAACTTCAGCGTGACGCCGAGCAGTGCGCCCGCGGGCTATCCGACGGGACTGTTCCCGGCGCTGGAGCCGGAAAGGCGGCAGGCATGA